GATAGAATCTTTCTTGACTTTGATGCTCATGGTGAAAGTATCGAGAAAGCATGGAGAGATGTCAATGTTGTTATGACTTATGTTATTGAGAATGATTATCAATATACTCTTTTCTTTTCCGGTAGAGGTTTTCACTTGTTTGTTTTTGGTGAGGTTACAGACACAATTAGAAACATACAGGTTTTCTTTAGAGAGATTAAGACATACTTAGTAAATAGAGTTGGTAGTGATATAACCCTTGATGATAGGGTCGGTCAAGCAACTAGACTTAGAAGAATACCTAACACAGTAAACATGAGTTCTAGGGATGAGAATGGTAATCCATACTTTTGCATACCATTGCTTAGGACTGACTTAGATAAACAAGTTCATGAAATACTTGAGTTGGCTAAGAAACCTAGAAGCATACCATTTAGAATAAGTGGCAAAAACTTGGTTGTATTTCCCGAAGCACCACCTATGCAAGCAGTAAGTGGTGAAATTTCAGTTCCTAAAACAACCGGAACACTACCAATGTTGCCATGTTTACATAATGCTATCATGACCGAGAATCCTTCTCATATGGCTAGAGCATATCTAGTTTCATGGTATAGGGATTTATTATCCGGTTGTGCTAATGTAGAAAGTGATGCTGATAAACAGAAAATACTTGATGCTATTATAGATGAAATAAGAACTTTAGTTGAGACAAACGAAGAAATATGGTTAGATTGGGATGAAAGAGAAACTAGAAAGCATGCCAAGTTTACAGTGTTTGGTAATTATAGTAGCCCTCATTGTAAGACTGTATTAATCCCTAATGGCTACTGTGTCGGTAAGTGTTGGAGATACCCCGAACATGCGGAGGAAGTATAATGTTAGTAATAGATAGTAGAGAAAAGAAAGGCTCTAAACTAGTAGAGTTAGTAGAAAGCGAAGCACTAAAGATGAAAGTCCCCTATGAAAAGAAGTGGATAGAAATAGGAGACTATGTTTATGATGATGTATGTTTTGAGGCTAAATCAGCACACGATTTTCTTAGTTCAGTAATGAGCAAAAGAATGTGGACTCAATTAGATAATATGGATAGACACTATCAAACCAATGTTGTTATTATTTATGGTAGTATTGATGAGGGCATTACCCAATATAAAAAATATATTAGAACCGATAAAACATTTACTAATGCACAACACGCTAATTGGTCTAACAAACTTAGAAATAAGTTTCTTGGGGCTATTGGTAGAATAACACTAGATACAGATGCTAAGGCATTTTGGGTATCTAGTGAACAAGAAGCCGCTTTGATAATTGCTTCAATATGTAAAATGAAACCCATCAAGCGGGAAGTTATCAAACCGGAGATATTCAAAAGAATATCAACAGACGATTTGAGGATAGACACCCTCACAACTATAAAGGGCTTATCAGTAGACAAAGCGAATGCGCTGATAAAGCAATATGGTTCGATTATGGAAATAGGCGAACAAACAGAAAAAGAACTTCAAGAAATGGATGGTATAGGAAAAACCCTAGCCCGAAGAATCTTGAATGTTTTGCATTCCGAAGAAAAGGTGAAAATATGAATGAAGATAATGATAATTATGAGACAGAACAGCAAAGACAATATGCGGAGATAATAGAAGAAGCGTCAGTAAACATGACTAGCGAATTGCCTAGATTAGTTGCTGAATTTCAAAAAGATGCTATCGCAGTTTCTTTTAAGAATGATATACCTGCGGCACTAAGTTGCTTTGTAATATTAGGGCAGATTTGTAAAGACTTTATACAAATACCAAACGGTAGAAGCACAGAAGATAGCAGGGTGCATTTTTGCCAAATACAAACTTCCGGTTCGGGTAAATCAACTCTATGGAATTTCGTAGAGCCGGTTTCCGAAAAATTGTTTACTATGATAAACGAAAGCGGGCTTCATGTAAATAATAAATACATAAACTCCGAAGGAGAAGAAGTTAGTGGCGAAGAAGGAGAATATCTTTCTAAAAAGAAATTTGATATTATGTCAGCAACAGAATATACTGATGCGGCACTTGTTGGTGGCTTTGAAGAGAAACTAATAGAAAAGCCTGTATTAGATAATGAAGGTAATCCGGCACAAGATGATAACGGTCATCAAAGAATGAAGAAAGAACTAAGCATGGTAAGACAAGCAGGTTTGTTAGAAGGTAGTGGATTAGCACATTGGGATGAGTTTGAATATTCCGGTGTCTTTAAACAAAGCCAAAACAAAGAACAAGCCATCGTCTATCTAAATACCTTAATGAACACACTAGCAGGTTCTTCTTGGGTAATTAAGAAGAAACTAAAACAAGGAGATATGATGAAATGTTATTGCGAAAGGTCAATATTAGCCATGACATATCCACCGGAAAAATTAGCAAAGGTTATTGCTAACAAAGGTGTCTTACAAAGAATGATTCTATTTATTTGGGATGTTCCCGAACATACTCTACACCAAATGAGAAAAGAACAAATAGGTCAAGCAGGTAAAATTGATGATGCTAAACAACCAGTTGATGTTCACGCAGAAAGACTGTTCAAAGTCTATCAAGCAGTTAGAGATAGATTCCACGAAGTTGATAAAAACGCACTGAACACTATGGTTTATACTCCGGACTTTAACGACAGACTATACTATGAATACGAAGTCATGCGTAAATTCATTAGCGACACACATCCCGAAGTTAGAAAGATTGTATCTACCTTTCAAACTAGATTGCTCAAGATATTAATTAAAATGGCTGTATTGTGTTCTGTTGCTGAAGCCCTTAGTATTAAGGATAAATCTAAAAGGTTTAGGGTTACGAGCAAGAATGTTGAAGCGGCAGGTGTTATCGTGCAACAATGTTATAAAACATTGGTAGCATGGTTAGAGCAAAGCCTAAAGCGCACTAGGAGGAAAAAGGTCACGGAAAAGGATTCAATATTCTTCAAAGCCGCTAAAGAAGTAAAGAAAGACGAAGAAGGATTCTTTGCTAAAAACGACTTAATGAAGAAACTAGAAGAAGCCGGTGTGACTTATTCGACTAGATATAGAATGTTCGGTGATTATGAAAACGATAAGTTCATCAAAAGAAAAACAGGAAGAACCGTTTACTTGAAATTAAAGGAGGAAAAGAAATGAAATACGAAAATACATATGTTGTGTTTGATGTGACAAAGGGGCCAAAAGTAATAATAGAAACATTAGATACTTATGGTGATGAAGGTTGGGAATGTTGTTCCATGCTAAGTATAGCAGGAACTAACATTGTCGCTTTCTTGAAAAGAAGAATTGGCGCAGACGAACCAACAGTAGATGAAGAAAGTGAAAAGATTAGCAAACTTTGGTCTAGTGATTAAGCATGTCAGTATTAGCGTTAGATATTGAAACAAAAAATATGTCGCATGAAATAGGCGGCTTTGGTAATACCCATATGTTTCAAGTTTCTACCGTTGCTACTTGGGATGGAAATACAGGAACAGTGTATGTAGACGAGCCTGTAGATTCATTTGCTAAGTCCGGCCATGTTGTTAAAGGGTTGAGTGAACTAAAGTATGATTTAGACGACCATCTATCTAAAGGTGGTAAAGTCTTAGGTCACAACATAGCAGTATTCGACCTACCTATACTTAGAGATTCTATGGATATATATTGTATTCATAAATATTTAAATGAACAAAGTTATATTGACACTAGTAAGATATTACTAAAAGAACATGGTGAGAGATTCCAATTGAAGAATCTTGTAAAATGCACTATGGATGATTTCAAACTTATGGATAGTGCCGATGCACCTAAGTTATGGAAGATGGGTCAATATGATGAGGTAGTAGAATACTGTATGAAAGACACCCAATTAGTTTATGACCTTTGGCAATATGGAAAAGAACATGGGATTGTTAAAGCATTCTCAATAGAGAAAGAAGAATTTGTAGATTTGGAGGTAGATTGGTAATGTCCACAGCAGAATGGTTTGGATTATTTATCTTCTTGATAATCTTAACACTATTGTTCTTTGCCGCATTTGGTGGCACAAACATAACAGAACAAAGTGTTGATGATTACATCAAGAGGCTAATGGGTCAAACGGAAGAGAAGAAATGAGTTTAAAACAAAAGTGCGCTTATTGCGGAGATAAGACATTAGCCAAGAGAATCTTAGGATTCTATGTTGGTTCTAGTGAACAAGTAAAACTTTGGGAATGTCGTTCTTGTAAAGGTATATGGTCGGTAGACACTAAAAAATAGAGGGAGAGTAGTTTAGGCTACTCTCCTTCTAAATTTTTTTTTCAAAAATTTTTCAAAAATTTTCTAAAAAAGCAAAAAAAATTTTTCTGAATAGGCGAAAGTTATTCGTCGTTTGAATTTAAAATAATAAAGCCCAATGGTTTATCTTCAACGAATAATGCACTAACGGTTAAATAACCAATAGCGAAACTAAGCAAGAATAAGAGAAGTAATATCATGTGAGATTAATTGTCAAGTCATGTGTCGCTGTGCAAGTAGTTCCATCAACATTTGCCCTTGCCGCTATTCTAACAGTAAAACTATCTCCGGCTTGTGGAGTAGCACCGCCCTTTCCCGTCAAGAATAATACAGGCATGAAGTGATTTCCAGTTTGGGGAAACGAAGTCAAGTCATGTGAACCTGCCGCACTACCACTAGAAGTGCTAAATGAAGTTGTATCTTGATTTTGGTTAAAATTATTATTATTACGAAGAGTCATCAAAACGCTATTAGTCGTGCTTCGAGATACAATTGTCTGCTGAACTTCAAACTCAAAACTACTAGCAGAACTGCCATTGTGTCTAATATATCCACCTATAACAAAAGTCGCTTCAGCCGCTTGTAAAGAACCTGTGCCGTTATAATAAGCACCATTTCTTAAATCATTAGCCGCTATATCAAACGATTGTGTTGTTCTTGTAGGAGAAGATGCTGTTCCTAATGTTGCGCCTGTTCCGTCATAAATAGTAGTAGTTCCTTGTGAAGCACCATCGAAGTCACCTGAAACAGAATTATAAATAGCAAACTTAACTGCATTATTGTGATTACCTGTAGCCGCAGTTGCTATTGTAATAGCAGGAGTTACCCCGCCTCCTCCGCCACCCGCTAATCTTTTTTTCTTCTGTTTGGCAGTAGCCCCTGCGACTCCTAAATACATTTTATTCACCTCAACCAATAGCAATCCAATCGTTATTGCCTATGGCAATACAACTTAACGCATCAAATGTAGCAACAGTAATATCTGCGCTTGCACCATTAATACTATTACCATTTCTTGAAACAGTAATATTACCACCTGTTGTATTTAGAATTGTATAATGCTCCCCTTCTGCTGAAGTAGAGGGTAAAGTGACATTTCCTGCACATTTCAAATATTTTCCTGCGTGAGTTGATTCTGCTAAAGTAGTGCTTGCGCTTACAGAAACCATCGGCAATCTTGTGCTTGAGAAAGTTTTACCTGTTTGAACAGTTAAACTACCACTAATAAAAGTATTTCCTCCTAATAGTGTTCCTCCATCTACAAGTTCTGTTCCTTGACCATCTATATTATCTAAATTATAGGTTTTACTTACGCTAAATGTGCTATAAGCGTTATTATAGCCAAGACCTAAAGCATCATGTCCTGAATTATCAGCATCAGCAACAGCATCATTTACAGTCCAACCTGCATCAGCAAAATTATCAGTAATATAAACTTGTAAATTATTTGTAGCATCTGCTACATAAACTTGGAATACTGCCCCATCATAGGTATCATTTTCCTTTATTCTAACTTGCTGTATAATATTAGTTGAATAATACGCTGTATTTTCCATTTGAATTGCATTTCTAACACCAAATAAATGATTTAATTTAAATTCATATAAAGCATGTCTGCTTGAAGATTCTTCTTTGATAATTACTTGTGCTATTCCTCTTTGTTCTGAACCCCCTGTTCCGCTTGCACTTCCACCACTTCTTCCTTTAATATGTGCAACAGTATGCCAACCAACAGAAAGATTGTTTGTCATATCCTTATACTGTTGATATATGTTATTAGTGACTCTTAAATCACCATGCACATCTACAGTAGCGGCAGGAGAACTTGTCCCTATTCCTATTCTATTGAGTCCTGCATCAACTAATAACATATTTGCATTGGTATCGCTTTCTACTCTAAAATTCACATCGTTAGAATTTTCATTAATTACAACTTCATCGTGGTTTAAATTTAAAACAGGTTGAGTTGCTCCCGCTTTAGAAACATAGAAACTAATTCTCCCCTCTTCTGCCCCTGCTGTAACAGTTTCGGAATCTGCCATTATGTAAGAATAAAGATGCGCTGAACCGAGACTATCTTCTCCTACAAATCTAATAATACCTAAATCGTCGCCACTTGCAGGGGAAGCACTATTTTTTCTAAATTCTAATTGTGCTTCTTGGTCATCAGCATTTGTATTTTCAATAGTAATTTTAGGTTCGCCACTTGCATTACTCTTAACATGGAGTGTTGATGAGGGGGTTTCTGTTCCAATACCAATACTTTGATTACTTTCTAATATGTTGAAAACATTAATATCACCGGATTGTCTATCTCTAATACTAAATCTATCTGCTGTTGCATATATGTCCCAATAGGCACTTCTTGTATTTCCATCAACGCTAAGTTGTAAAAACTCAATTGAAGGAGAAAAAGCCGATGTTCTTGCTATTCTCATAACAGCATCCGGCCCAATAAGATTTAAATTTCTATCAGCAGTTCCTTGACTTCCTGTTATTTCACCAATAGTTACTCTTTGTGTAGAAGCATCTATTCTCATAACTTCTTGTCCTGCACCTCCACCGTCACTATCATTTACTTTGAAAATAATATCTTTATCGGATTCCTTCGCTTCTATTTCTATATCTCCTGCATTAGATTGTATCGTTAATCCTTCTGTATATCCACTATTATTTCTACCTACACTAAGAGAATGTTCAGTTTTATTTACAGTAAGGTATTGAATGGGCATAGGATTATTACCGTTATGTGTAACTACTGCTATTATAGTATCTCCTGCGGTATAGTCAGGAACTTTGTCTTTTGCACTAGGACTTCTAATAACAATAGCGTCACTACTATTCACTACTACCAAATGATATGAATTCTCATTAGCAGTAGTTCTACCTAAAGCCAAATTATTTACGGCTGAAATACTCACCTTCTTTCCATCTCTAAAAATAACTCCTGCCCCGACATCTATTTGTGTAGCACTATCAATGGTAATGTCAAAATCACTAATTGCATAGTTTTGGCCTAATCCATCAGATAGTGATTTTATTATTCCGGTATGAGGAAAGTCCACCCCATCCTCTATTTGATTAAAAGTCGAAGTCGTGCTTTGGCTATAATAATTAGGGTTAGTTACCATTCTACTCTACCTCCATAGTTATAAAAATCTCAAGTGTGGCACTATTAGATATCGGGCCGATTGCGTCAAAATTAATTCTTTGAAGCATATTATTACTACTATCAAACAAACCTACTTCTCTAACAGTTCGCCCATTTAATATAGAACCCGCTACTGATAATTTAACATCTATAACATTACCATCAGCAGTAGATTGACTAACCGTAGTGGCTAGATTTGTTACTATTGGAACATCTAGAGCATTATTAGATGGATTTGTGGAGTTTCCTCCCTGTCCTATTCCTCCCGTTCCTGCATTTACTAAAGTGTTAATTTCTTCAGCGACCAGTTCTTTCAATTTATCTGTTATCATAGCAAATTCTCCTGTATTAAATTGGTGATAGTAAGAGTCCCACCCGCAAACCCAAATGTGTTGGTGTTCGTATTTAGTGTTGCCGCAAATCCTAAGTGGAAGTCTCCGGTAGTCTCCCTAGTCCTCACTAGTAGAGAAATTTCTTTCAATTTTATTTTTTCTAATATATCTAAAGAAGGGATTTTTGATATATAGTCTTGTGACCTGTTTTTGTTTGCATTGTTCTGTGTTTTAAGCAATAATTCTGAAAATACATCTTCTAATCTTTTAGAGTATCTGCCTATTTCTAGAGTAATAAAACCAAACAATTCATGATTTACATTTAATACTAAGAAGTTAGATAGTCCGATATTTTCCTGTTTAGATTCAAATTGTATTATATCTCCTGCCTTTACCTGTTCTACACCTGTTGGTATTACCTTTATTTTGTGTTTAATGTTTAAATTACCGTGTATGTTGAGAAGTTTAGAAGCCTGTTCATCTACATCCTGTTGAGTAATTAAACTAGAATCTACTTCTTCTAAGGTTTTTCTTCCTATTTTCTTTATACTGTTTAGATTTCTTTTTATGCCCTTATGCGACGCACCATAAACAATAACTTCATTATAAAAGTCAAATGTTGTTTTAGTAGATTGAAACTCTATCAACTTATCATCATCAATAAGTATGTTTGTTACTAGACTAGAATCACTATGAGGAACTACAGAAAATACACCGTCTGTTTCTAACAATCTCAAATCCTTTTTCTTTAATAAGAAATTTATAGCAGTAAAGGCTGAAACTCCTCTAAACTCCGGTGCTATAAATAACGGATATGTAGGAGTGGAGTTAGTGAATTCTATTCCTTCTTCTTCAAATATTTCATTAATAATAGATTCTGTTTCATTTGCTATTGTGACGGTAGAACCAATACAGGCTCTATTAGGTGTTATTTTCAATTCTTCTAATGAATTAACAATGAATGTTTCCGAAACCGAAACCACTCCGTTTAATTTCTTTTTATCTTTTATAACTAAAGTATGCAAATTTTCGCCTACGATTTTCGATGAAGTGTTTGTTTTGAAAGAGTTAATACCGTCACTGTAGAATAACTCATGTTCTCCTGTTGGCAAAACTAAACTAGAAAGAGTAGTAATGATATTTGTAGAGGCTGTTTGATTATGAACATCAATCATAGCATACATAGACAATACTGCCTCATTAGTAGTTTCATGTTCCTTTCCTCCTTCATTAAAGAAATAGTGGCTTTTTTGCTTACCATACATTTCATTAGAATTAGCCTTTTTAGTATATTCCGGTCTAGGAACAAATAGTTGTATATTATCCGGTGATTCTTCATAGAAACAAACAGGGTTAGGTTGCATTATTCTGTATGCCTTACCATTAGTTAAAGCCACTTCAGTATAGAGTTCTACATCATTACTACCATTAGTAACTTCTTGAGCATAAACATATATTGGCTGAACTTTAGTGCCTATTATTGAATCTACCGAACTAACACTAGCAGTTCCGCTTTCTTCTACTAAATAACATCCTGTTAAATCTACATATTTTAGCCATGCTGTTTTATCGGGATGATGTGGAGTAATTACCGTTTTATATATTTGACTTCCCGTAGAACGGTGTAAAACCCCTCCGCCTATTTGAGCCGAACCCGTATTGTAAAATAATCTAAGTTTAAATCCAATAAAAGCACCATCGGCAGGAGAACGAAAATCAGCAGTTCCGTAATCATTTACGGTAGGACTAGCATTTAAATCATCAACTCTTAAAAATTCCTTAAAGTGTTTTAAAGAACAAACATTAATTATTTCTTGAGTTCCTATTGATGTTCCATCTATTTCTCTACCACCAGTATTAGTTCCTAAAACCCCTGTGCAGTTTCCTGCTTCTAACTTATGAAAAGAATCTTCTATGTCATATCTATCTAATATAACTCCTATTGTTCCACCAAAGACATTATTTTTAGTGGTATCTATCATTTCTTGAGTAGGTATTGTGAGGGCTGAATTATGTGTTCCCGCTACAAAGTTAGCATTATTAAATAATTTATTCTTATATATACTAGGTAAAACTACTTCGGCATCATCAGGCATACTTATGGCAGAATTACCTTGAAACTCATAAGCCCAATCTCCCGAAAATTCTCCGTAATCATAATTAGAAGATTTCGGAATAATAGCACCTTTTAGTGGGTGATATTTAGTTTCACTTCCAACAGTGTTTCCGATGAGACTATCTGTTTTGTGCCTTCCTTTGATATAACTTGTAAAGTCTGTTATTACTCTTACAGGGTTTGAGTGTGTAGTGCTAAAGTCCGGTGAGTGTAAAACACCAGTAACAGTCTTAAACACCGTTCCCGTTGTTCCACCGGAAATTTCCGGCCCAAAACTATTATGAAGCCTACAAATAAATTTACCATCGCTAGTAAAAATTTCATCACCTCTAGAGAGCGTTAAAGAATTTTGAAAAGTAATAGTATTAGCCGTTGGGCTATTTATAGCCGTGATGGTATTTCCAGTAAGAGAGATTCTAGTGTGAAATTGATTAGCAATATCAGTTTCATTTTTAGAGTAGATTTCATCCGTGGATTTTTCGGGATTAAATAAATTAAAATTCTCATCATAAACACATTCTGTTAATCTCATTAATCCAAATCGTTTTAGATTGTTCAAAGTAACTTCTGTAGTAAATGATAGTGTTTGAAAATTGCTATCTTGTAATACTAAATTAGTTCCTCCTGTCTTTTTAGTATTTTCCAATAAAAATAATTTATAATCGTTTATGGTTTTTAAAGTAGAAAAAATGCTGCTAGGTCTATTATCTGAATATGGTAATATATCACAAGTCATATAGAAAAACAATCTAGGAAATGAGTGGTCTTTGTATTCAAATGCCATAGAATAAATTGGGGAAAGTCCTCTAAGACTACTCGGAACAGCAGATAGGATTGCGCTATCTCTTTTCATTCTTCTTTGATAAGTAATATTAGAACCATAAGCACTATTCATACCTCTCATATCATAAGGCATTTTTCTATTTGAATCAGTTTTTCCTTCTTCTATTACATTATTTAATCCTGAATTAACATTGGGTTTAAATTGATAAGAAGTAAAGTTAGAAACAAAAGGAGTTTTTCTAACACTAAAGAAACCTGCTGTGATTGTAGGCGGGTCGTTAAATGTAAATGTTTCATCGCCTAATCTCTTAGTATCGGAATTAAATGATTTATAAATAGACATACCGAATTCTTTATTCATATCGCTAGTTCCTAAATGCATATTAAATGGAACTGTCCTACTGCTATCATCTGCAAGAAAAGTATGATGAGGTATAGTTATCATTTTTCCTCCCCAAAGATGTGCAGAATTAAGGGTGTTAATGTGATGTCTTTTTCTAACTGAAAAATAAATAATATCGCCTATATCAAAATTTAATGTATTTCCTGCGCTGGTTTCTGTTCTATCTACTTGAACATAAAAAGTAGAAGTGTTAGTAGCAGGATTACCCGAACTTACGAAATCTGCTGCTCTATCGGTTTGAAATATATCCAACACATATCCAATAAATCCTTTTGTTTCGCTTACTGAATTATCAAAACTTTCACAATATAGCGGGTCGCCAATATTTACACTATTAGACAAGGAAGTAGTGGTAAAAACTACCTCTCTAGCATTTTCATTAACTGTAACTACTGCGGCTTGGGTATAAGTTGTTTCCATCCTCTCAGCATCAATGCCTTCATATTTTATTTTTCTACCTAGAGTCAAAGGAATATAAGGGGCTAATTCTATTTCTGTTACATTGTCTTTCTTAGTAGTAGAAACAACTTCAAAGTCTATTAAAGTATCAACGGTATCAAAAGCACTTTCCCCATTAGTTGATATTTCATCCTTTAATTTGCATTGGAAAGGATTATCATTTGCGATACTAGATGGTTCATGTATTTGATACCCTACTGCGTTTTTGTCTGCTGAAGAATATTTACCATTAGTTAAATTAAAAGAACCGAAAGAAGAAGTATTGACTAAACTATCCCCTTCTGCCGCACTATTGCTTAGCCCTAAATTCATATTACCCGCAGTAAATATAACTCCTTTTTCCGAAGAACCTGATAAAGAAGTTGGCGAGGTAGAGGCGATATGCGAAGAACCCAATGCTTTTGTGAACATATAATTTTTTTCGCTTTGTTTGTATATTGTTTCCCCTGCGGCCACTCTAGTTATTGCTCTTGTTATTCCAACTTGAACCAAACTTCCACTATAAGTGCTAACAGAAGTAACCCTTCCAATATATCCATTAACAGAAAATAATAAATCACCCACTACAGGCATCGAAGAAAAACTAGATGAAGAAACGCCAAATTGAATTAGATTGTCAAATACTTCTACTTCATTAGGAGCAGAAGAACCATTACCTGTATAAGTCGTTGTTAATTTATTATAAGGGCTAAATGATGAATAAATAATATCTTCACTAAATACGGTATCTTTATTCACTATAGGAGATAGAAGTTTATTCATCGAGTCTCTTCCTTTTATATCTAAAAAGGTTTGACCCTCCTCCTTTAGTTGATTAATCTCTTCTACCTCTCCATTGAATCTTAGTGAAAATACTCTATATTCCCCTTTAACAAATTTAAAACCGTTTGAAGAATAATAACTCTTAAATCTATTATTTTCTGCATATCTGTAAAAATCAAGAGTTGATTTATCTATATCTTTTGCTTCAACATCTGCAAATATATTTTGAAGATTACCCGAAGTAAAAAGTATTTTTAGTTTTTCAAAATCCCCACTTAAATCCATAGTTGTGAATATTCTGCGATTTGTAAAGTCCATAGCCCTTCTTTGTAATGTGTTTCCTTCGGTGGGAGTAAAAGAGACAGAAGTAAAGTTTCTTTTTCCTGCCTCTCTTTTTTCTGCTCTTACTGTTATTGTCTGCGTGGTAGTATTATTAGTAAATGAACCAAAACTAGAAACTAGCATAATAGTAGTTCCTAATCGAATTTCATCTCCGACTTCTAATACTGTGCTTAAATCATATTCAGTATCAAACTCAAATACATTTGTAGATGAAGTAGAAGAATAAGTTGCCTTTAAATCAACAAAGTCGTCTAAATTACCAATATGCACCAACTGTTTTGCCTTGTAGGGGGTATGTTCTTCTATCTTCTTCCTCATAATTCTAGCATTATCTAGTATTCTAGTTTCCGAAAAACTACCCTGTTCTATTGAGTCTTCTGTTTCGTGTTGGGAAACCCCTGTAACTATGTTGGCACTTTCGGGCGAAAGGCCGTAGTGTAAATATCTCATTTCTCCTCTATTATTTTTAATACTACTATTAGAATCATCTCTTCTACAATTTGGATAGGCTAATCTATAGGTAGTATAATTAGTCGTTATAGTATTTCCTTCATCAGTCAATGTAGAGCCGGAAGAAGTAGAACCAAATCCATCTTCATCTAGGTTACGCAACACATCGGTTAGTTCTGTTTTTAGAGAAAATTTACTATAATCAATCACTTGCTTGCCAAAATCTTGAACAGTTCTAAATACTACTCCTGTTGTATTACTACTACCCATTGATATTGTTCCCGCACCTGTTCTAGAATTCATGGAAGCATAATATTTGAAATTGTGATTTAACTCATTTTTATTAGTAAGTTTGCCATGAGAAGTTGATGCGTAGTTAGTGGAATATCCTGCTAGGGGAATATCATTATAGAAATAAAAGTGAGGCCTAGCACAAACAATATTATTTTTTAGATTATATGTAGTCTCCTGTTTTAATCCGACAGAAAGTGCTATTATTTTTCTTTTGAATGTGTTAGAGTCGTTATCTACTCCAGTTATAACTCTATATTTTGTTCCTTTTGGTATTTCACTTCCCATTTTAGGTTCAAATTCAAAAGCATCCCCAGTAGTGGTTCCATTACCATTATCTTCTGCTACTAGATTTGTTATTCTAGCAAAATGATGTTTAGCGGGGTCATCGGAATATAATAGAACAAAATAATCAGTAGTCCCGAAAGAAGATAGTGTTAATAAATTGCTTCCATCAGTGTCATGTTTTATTCGGAATCCTTTGGTATTCGCTTGGTTAGAATCTTCACTACCTATTGTTAAATTAAAACTATTGCCATCATCTGCTAATATAACTACAGCCATTAAATCCCCATCACTAACTGATGAGTCTGCAAACTTAGGATTAGTTGGGGATTCATCCCTATTGGCTTGTGTGGCCGGACTCACATCTATAGCCATTAGACATCAACCTCTTCAAATCTAAAATAAAATAGGGTGTTTGCGTAGTTAGGAGTTAAATTGGTTATGCTAGAGAATTGAGGTCTAACTATGTCTAAGAATGACATTTCATGCATTTCTCCCATAAATTGCTGATTAGTAGAAGAACTATCAGAACCAGTAGCCCCACCACTTACTCCCGCATGAGAACCTTGACCATTAGCACCAATATACATATTTTCTCTAGAAAACTCAAAGGTTTCAGTATTAGAACTAGTATCTGTAAAAACTAAATTACCATCTATAAAAATACTAACTCTTTTATCAGTATCGTCATAGGTGCAAGCCACATGGTAAAGATTACTCACATATGCACAATCTCTTTCTCCCTCAATAAACACTTCACATCCTGCATCTACTATTGATTCATGAGTAGCATAATCTCCGCTATTCGTTGCTAATACTATATTACTAGTAGTGTGGCTATTTATAGTTCCCATTCTTAAATAAGTATCTCCATTTTTAATGTAAATATCCTGTATATCTCCATTCATCATTCTGCTATGCGTTACAAAAGTCCCTGCTATTGTTGTTCCGGTCAAAGATGTAGCATCACCGACTTTTATGAAAGCACTTCTTCCAGTATTGTCTAATCCATCTAAATCATCACTAGAAGAATATTTAACATATTTATCAACAGATGATTGAATGACTACAGGGCTAGTAAAAGTTTCAATAGCATTTGTTCCTAATTTTAATTTTACAACTATTTTATATTTAGAAGGGTTGTTAAAATTATGAAGAGTATCATTCACTAAGAATACTTGAAAATTAGAACTATAAAATATAGCCATTTCGTGATTTAATCTGTTAGCCCTAGATAAATAATTTTCACCTTCTTTTTGGCTACTTCCTACAAAACCAAGCGGAGGTGCGGGAAAAATTTGCTTAGCAGTAGTTACATTCAAATGAGTTTGATTGTTAGTGTATGTGCCATAACCATTTACATCATATGGAGTGACTATAGACTCAAATGTAAATGAGCCTGTATGCGCCCAAATCCCATAGGGAATATCATCACTAGTATCTGCTGATGTCGTAGCATCGGGAACATTCTTTGCATAATCAATTGTCAAAAAACCATTACACATTATAGGAAACACCAAACTTTTTTGTTTTCCTGCAAATATACTGTATGACATTTATTCACCTCAAGGCAATACTGTGGCTATTGTGAATTCCATATTGAAAGTAATTTCTGTTGTTTCTGCATTCAAATCATAACTAAATGACGAAACGAATCCTTTAACTCCGTTTGTTGAACCCGCACTAGGAAAAGAAGTGGGTATGGCAATATTAGTGTTGTCTTTACTAAACGCATCGCCTCTAGCCGCAAATGAAAAGGGTATTGATTCTGTTAGACTTCCTATTGTCGCTGATGGATTTGCCGCTTGCGCCCTATCTTCATAGTTTTCATTTACTTTAGAATCCATATAAATTACTAATTCGTTAAATGCTTGGTATCTAGTTAATCCTGTAGCATCCACACCGGAAGCAATCAACTGTGCTATTTCTTGAGCAGTAAATTCTAATGCTATGGGTGTAGCAGGATTACCTGTTTCTGTGTGGCTTCGCTTAATTGCTGTATCTACTATGAATCCGGCCAATGTTAATCTTTTTGAAGACATACCCAAATCCAATGCTATATTTTCCGACTCACCTGTGGCTAATCCGGCAAAAGGAATACTAATATTAGGAACTGTCTTATCTACGGAAATACTGACACTTTGCACCTTTAGAGGTATCGTGTCTATTTCTAAATCAGTTCCGCTAAATTTTTGTAGTTTCAAATAAACATAGTCCGTCAATTAATCACCTCACACCGAAGACCTATGGGATGTTCTTCTATTTATTTTAGAAGATACCATTCTACCTATTTCATCTGCTATTCTTCTCATTTCTGCTTTAGAAGTATCTTTAGCGTTAATAGTTATATTAAAATTATTAACGACTCCCGAACCTCCTGCCATTCTCTTTGAATTACTATTAGAGTGAACCCTAGAACCTCTTGGTAATGAAACTAATTCCGGCCCCTTTTCTCCAACAATTGTCATATCATTGTTTACCAGTCCACCCGTTGCATTGAAACTAAAAGCATCTTTAATTTTCCCTACGAGCCACTTGCCTATCTTGTATAGAACTACAAAGGCTAATGCCGCTAACCATATAGGCGCACCATAAATAAATGCTATTATACCCGCAACAACACCTAGTATTGCAGGTAACGCCTTGAAAAATCCATCCCAACTAGTGAAGGTTTCTGTAAGGAATGCTATTGTTTTGGAAACTGCTAATCCGATAAATTTAACCACGAATCCTCCTAAAGTAACAAGCAACACTCCCGCTACAGATAAAGCAAGGCTTAGTAGTCCTTTAGCAATATCAATAACACCGTCAATAACATCTCCTAAATTACCATCACCAAAGAAGGCATTAAATATACTTGAGATTCCCTCCCAAACCATTCCTAAAGATGCTACAACAAACCCTATCGCTACTTCTATTGCGGGTTTTATTTCTCTTAAAGTCTCAATAGCAGTTTTTCCAACCGTCTTCCATAAAACATATGCTATCATTAAGAATATGCCCGCATATAGCATCATTTTACCAAAGAACATAAGTGCTTGTCCTAAAAATTTAGGTGCGGCTTTTAATCCTTTCATAAATTTATTTGTAAACTTACCCATTTTACTCATTTCAATAGACTTATCTCTTGCTTCTTCTAATAGTTTAATTTGTTCTTCTGCCGCTTCTCTTATTTTAGTAAATTCATCTTCGGTAATTTTTCCTTTCGCCATTTGACGACCTGCATCTCTAACTCTTTTCTTTTCTTCTCCTATTGCTACACCGAACCCTTTACTTACATTACCTATTCTTTTAGTTTCTTCAAAGCCCGATTTTATTTTGCCAAATATATTAAAATCGCCTTTTTTCATTTTCATTATTTTAGGAAAAGACAACAAACCTCTAACCATCTTTTTAAAGATATTATCTATGTTTTCTCCTTCTGCGGAGGTTTTTCTAAATATACCTCCTAAAAATCTAAACGAAGTAGAGATTTTATTTACTAACCTAAACATACCGGGTGGTAAGAAACCATACATCACTTTTCTTGCCAATGCCGCTTCTACGCCAAATATCTTTACTCTTTGATTAGCACTAGATAAAGCCAAGTCAAAGAAATCGAAGGCATTACCTCCTGCATCTCTAAAGGCATCAAATGATTTCTTAGAAATAACTTCAAACTTCTTTATCTCTTGTCCACCTTCTCCTAGTAGTTTAAATGCTTCTTTGAGAACTTCCTCTCTTGTAACTAACTCTTTATTCAAGGCTTCTTCTGCTTTTGCGGCTTTTTTAGTTTGTTCAGTAAATGTTTTTTGTTGCCGATTAAATCCTTCTAATCCGTCAGCAACTTTATTTAATGTTTTTCGCATAGCCTCCAACATATCGTTGTTTTTTTGTAATGTTGCAGTATATGACACTATCACATCACCTGAACCTGTTTACTCCACTCTTTGCTTGCCTATCTAGTTTATCCATCTCTTCTTGTTCTAATTCCAACATTACTCTATGAACACTTAATAAATCTATTACTAAACTTGCGGGCATTTTGTATATTTCTAGCGGGCTTATCGCTAAAGCCTTTGATAACGAATAAACAATCACTAAGGAAATATCTTGAGGGTCGCCTTGCTTACCTCTTAATATTCCCTTTATTCTTCGTTTTTTTCTTCATCCCCCTCAAAAGCCGTAAATGGATTAGGGAGGATTTCCTTAATTTGATTTCCAATATAAGGAGTTAATCTAAGAATATCAATTGCAGAAAGTTTTGGTTCTGTTTTAACTACAAAATTTTCTACCATAAATCTAAACATGGCATTTAAATCTAATTCCATGTCTTGCCTTCTAGTATCTATTTTCATCATACTATTCATGGCTTTGTCTACCTCAAGCCAAGTGGGTTCTTTTACCCATACCTTGAGATATTCTTCACTTTCGGGTGCTACTTTAATATAATGTAGCGTAGGCTCGGTTAGTGCAAATAGCACACTCTTATCACTTACAATTTTCTTTTCCATGTTATCCACCTTTTATACCAACAAACAAACAAACGGTGTTGGTGGAATATTACTTTTTATTGCTCTTTTTTGGGCGACCTCTTTTTTTGGGTTTGCTCTTTTCAAGAGCCTTCTTTATTTTCTCTTGGTTCTTTTCATATGCTGATGGCAAACAAATCACCCCTGTAATAGCCAATGAGTAGTTACTTCACAAAGCGAGCAAGTTCTAGGCATGACAGTTGCTTCTACAACAATTGGCCCCTTATCTTCGGCTATTGGGAAATTATTAGCAGTTAAGAAGTAGTTTTGGAAGTTTAGTTTTATGTTTTCTCCGGTTGATTTAGTAAATACTAATTCAATTGTGCTATTATTACCATTAGCAACAGAATTTTCTGTATTGTTTATTAATTCATTATACAGTAAATCATCAGTAACATGACCAGTAAAAGATATTTCATATGTTCTTTGTGCAGGGATGGCTTCTTGTATAGTCTTACTACCGACTCCCAAGAATCTTCTATCTTGTAGATTGTTATTCATGGTTAGAGTAAGGGTATTTATTTTTAAGAAACTCTCACCAAAGCACTTGAACACTCCATCGGAAAAGAAAAATGGTTCTCTTAGTTCCGGTATTGAAGCATAATTCAAGAATGAAGTTTCATCAGTAATGCCTCTTCTAGCATCATAACTTTCTGTTTTTTCTAATGTGTGAACATTTCTAGTGTTTGCATTGACAGTCATTTTAACTTCTTCATTTTCATTAGCAGTTATTGTTAGAGTATTAACTCTACAGCCTCTAGCAATCTTAACGAAGTTGGTGTCTTCATTATCGTTATCAGTATTTGTTCTAAAGGTGTTAGAAGAAGGTAACTTGCTTAATACCTGTTCTAAAGCAAATGAAGGTAGTAAATCTCCATCTTGTTCTGCAAAGGTATATTCAATGGCATTTTGTAACTTGCCTCCATTCAAAGAAAAAGCACCCAATGGGTCTAAGTCTCCAAATGTTTCTGTTGCAGGATTTACCGGAGGAGTCATAACTGTTCCTACGCTTCTGTGAATAATTGGCCCTGTTTCGGTTACTGAATTATAATCAATGTAAAGTTTGTTAGAAGCACCTACGAAGGCTGTTGGGGCTGAACCACTAGGCGCACTTTCGCTAAGGCTATTATCAGCACCTATGTTTCCAATATCTACATCTGTGCATTTTCCTAAGAAATAATACAACCATGTTCCGTGATTTGCTACTAAATTAATATCAGCCGCACCTGCTGTTTCTATTCCTTTGTATTGATAAGTAAAGTTTCTAGTGCTTCCTAGTGAAAGATTAGTTTGTTTCATTTCGATTTCTGTTGTTGGGAAAGTAAGTGATTCTACAATTCCTAGCCATGTATCTGCTAGTAGTCTTTTACCAGTAGCGGTTGAAGTAGTTGTTCCTACGGTCATTGATGTAATTGAAAGTCCTGTATCTGTTGTGGCTGAACCTCCTAATCCTGTAATTGTTGTAGCAATTCCGTTTGCCCCTCCGTGGTCATTAGTAACAGTAACAACAGCCCCGTTTCTAGTGACTGTTAAATCATCTAAAGTATCTACAGCAATAGCAAAAATAGCGGCATATTCTTCTCTTGTATTGTCCGACGAAGAATGTATTTGTGCTTCTGCAACAACACCGGAACCAGTATGTTGAGTATATGTTGCGCTATTATCATGGTCAATAAAAGCGGCTCTTTCTGTAGCACTACCGCCATCAGCCGCCAATGTTCTAAATACAACAGCAGTATCGTCATAATCTGCTTTAACATCCGAATTAAAAGTTATAACAGTTACAGCCGCAGTATGTGTTGTTCCCGAAGCCGCTTTTTCAGCAGGACATGGTGCGCCATATGATTCTAAAACAAAGTAGTCATTGCTTGCTAGTGTTGCTACTGCGGGAGAAAAGGAGATAGTAGTATCTGTATTAGCGGTAACTCTATGCATTCCTTGAAAAACATTAGAAACATTATACCTCTTAAGAATACACCCAACATATAGATTATTTACTAAAGCAAAATTTCCGGTTATATCACCGTGTAAGGTAAAGGTTGTTTTATTTGACCCTGCGCTTCCAGTTGTTATTTTACAATAAAAGTCCAATTCCGGCACTTTTGTTATGCTTGCTCCACTTCCTAAAAATATATCTTGTGCTACCATTTTATTCTCCCCCTTTCCTAACTAACATACTAGGGAATGCTTAATGCGAATCGTTTTGCCTCTACTGTCAATTTATATCCGAATAACCTCTTTGACCTGTCGTTACTTTCGCTTCTTGAACCAACAAATATTTGATTAAACCTAGAACCATCATTTGCGGTGTAACCTTTACGACCTCGCTCAAGCGTATGACGGGCTATCAAGTATAAAGCCTTTAGCCTATCTTTGCCAAAGTTAGCATCCGTTCCTGCTCTTTCATCATGAATGGTTCTTATGTGCATTGTAAAAGAATAAGTTTCATTTCTTACATCATAATGTATTGTTGGGTATTCTAAACTTTGCGAATCTTCAAAGAATATAATTACATCTTTAGCAGTTAAGTCATATCTAACTCCTCTATTTTTATCTAATGTTCTAACATCAACAAAGTTAGGAGTTCCTGCATGGTCAGCAGTTATCTTCCCTTCGCTAATTAAAGTAGTAACAGAAGAACTCCAATTAGAAGAAACTAAATCTATAAGTAAACTTACTTCATCCATCTTTTCATCATCCTTTCAGTTTCTTTATTTATGTATTCTTCTAATTTTTCTTCTGCGAATTGTATTATTTCTTCATCACTAAAACTAACATCAACGCCTAATATTTCTGATAGTTCCCTTGTAGCCTGTTGTCTTTCTTTTTGTATTTCTATTAGTTCTTGCATTTTAGAAATCAAATTGACAGACAAGATAATCACTCCAAAAGATAAACCAAGTCACCCTTTCCTCTCAGTATATCCATTGCCTCTTTAGTTAGAATATCATATTTTTCTTTTGTAGATATATTGCCGCCAGTTTCAGCAATCATAATTGTTTGGTCATCATGTCGTAATAATTCAGCCGCCACTAACATCGTCGTGGCTTTGTGTATAGCCGATGGCACACGGCTTGAACCCGCAACATATGTAATAATGATAGAGTTTTGAGTATGATATGGATAGTCCCTCAAAAAGAATATTCTACCATCATCCTTGATGCTCCAAAAACTACCTAGTCTTTTCATGTCCTGTTTATCAGTAAATACTTCCGAAGTGGACTGTGAGTTCTGCCCTGCTTTATCCGCAAGTGTTATTGTGCATCCCGAACCATCTTCTCCTGCTAATAAACTTGAGATATTAATTTTATATCCGTTATCGGGGTCAATCGAAGCATAAAAGAAGTCACTTATGCTTAAATTGTTTGGAGAAGAAGACCTCTCTTTTTCTCTATTCGCCCCTGTAAATTGTGCAGTATTAGCAGGGAACTCTTCATTGATTAAATGACAAATATCTCTTGCTGTTGTCTTTGCGCCAAATCTACTATCGAATGTATTGTGTGCTGACATAGACCCTTCTGCATGGTGAAATAAAGTAAAAGTATCTCCGCCATTTGGTAATTGTAGTGTTATGCTTCTAAGGTGTTGAAAGTTGTCGGGATTTAGTGTAATGCTTGCTTGGGCTGATGCTAACTCAAGATAACTGTTGCCTTGCCAAACTTTGAGAGATATAACTTTCTTTAGTTTCATAGTTGCCAATTGTATAAACCCAACATAACCGCCATAATATGCTTGCATTGGATGTCTCACAAATTCAAAATCGTGAAATTCATCTTTGTGTATGATAGGTCTGTATGACCGCTTTACTTTGTCATCAACAATACCTTCTATGTTTTTAATTATCTTACCGACCTGTGCTTGGCTAGGATATGTAGAAGATGAAAAGGCAGGAACTTGTAGCATATCCGAGACAGCATCTTTGTCTGTGTAATATCCTTTTCCTGTTGCATAGTCTACATCAATAGATGTGTAGTCACTTGGTGATGATGCTATTGCCATTGTATCAAACCTCTCTTTCTAATATATTTAGTTCTTCTTTGATGTCAAATATAAAATCTCTTGCCTTTCTTGTTGATTCTAAATCGGGTTGAGAATCTTTCTTATATGCCATTTGTAATTTTCTTAAGTTCACATTTTTATATTTTATAGTGCTAGGTTGTCCGTTAAACTTACCTAAAGAGTATGTATAACTAGTTGAAGTTTCTCCATCGGAATCTTTTGCAGTAAAGGCGAATCTATCAATAACTAGTCTAAAGTCCATAACTTTAGTAACATCTCCTATGGTTTCACCAAAGTATTCTTTGTCTAATACTTTATTTGGGCTATTGTATAATACTTCTAACATTTCACTAGTTTCAGTTTCTTCTGCATCCCTAGCAGGTAAACCCTTATCGCTTTCTTTTATTCTCTTATCAATATATCTTCTTTTATTAGCCAAATAATTTTTAAATATTGGCTTCAAAAGATTTCCGCTATCTTTACCTTTACCTAACTCAATTTCATATCTACTTTTATCGAAATCCGGCAACAACAATAGATGCTTTGCTTTTAACGGGTTATTCTTTGGATTGTTATGTCCTATAACTCTCATTTGACTCAACATATCTCTATGTGTTGTAACAGTGTCGGCCACATTACCAAAACCTTTACCGCCTATTTTTACTTCACTAAGAACTCTTTTTAAGTCGGCTATTGTGCCATCTTCAATAGGTTCATCAACAATCTCTTTTAAAAAATCCTTAACGAAACCTTGTGTTTTTTCTTTTTCTTTTTCGGTAGTTTCTTCTATTATTTTCTCTTCTTTTTCTCTAAAGTCTTTCTCTTCTTCGGGGCTTTCGAGTCTATCAAACATTGCATCTACTTCTTCTTCCGTAGCATCTTTAATGTATGATTCAATATCTCTCAATGCAGGGTTTCTTTCTAAAAGCAATTCTCTTAAACTATCAATATACTCATCGAATACAGGCTTAAGTTTATCTGTTTCTCTTTTAAGTTTAGAATATTCTAATGCCGCTTTTTTTCCTTCTTTCGTGTCTTCGTATTGTTTTCCAAATATTATTTCTAAACTATCTGCCGCAGTTTTTTGTTCTCTACCTGTTGTTGTGGCTATGGGTATAACTTGTTCTCTATAAAGAGGGCTACTTTCCAAAGATAACTTTTCCTCATCTCCGCCCCCAATAGTCATTTTAGTTTCTTGTTGGATTTTTTTACTTGTTATAATGTTAGGAAGTAATATATTCCTTAAGTCTTTTTCTTCTCTAACAAAACCTGCTGTGATTAATGCCGACGCTTTTGGATAATACTGTTGATAAGTTACCCTTTTTCCGTCTTCTTCTACCTCAACATCTTTTGTTAAATTGTCTACATAGGCATCATTACTTAATTCATTAAATGTAATGATTTTGGTTTCTTTGTTTTTGTTTCTGTGAGACTTCTTTTCAACATTGAAAATGCTATTGCCACTAGAATCTTTATATTTTTTAAGTTCGTCTAACTCACTTTTAGTCAAACCCTGTCTAATCTTAGATTGACTTTCTTTTGTTGCTTTGGTATCTCTAAAAACACTTGCTAGTTTTTGACTTGTTAAATCTTTTAATTTTATTTGTGCGAGTTCCTTTCCGATTTCATTAGTTTTTAAAAAATCTTCAATGTCGTCTTTTAGACGCAGTTGAAACCTATCGTCATCTATTATACCTTTTGAAACCACATTTCCCTTTTTGTTTAATTGACTTAAAAGCGATTTGTTCTTTAATGCTGACAATGCTTTTTTATAAACAGTTATGAATTTAGTTTCATCATATGCTTCAGCACCAAAGTTCTTTTCTTTTACATCATCGGGGTCTACTCTTTCAGCGTAATCTTCTGTTCCTTTTCCGGTAGAACCTTCCGCTAAATAATCAAACAAAATGAACTCGGCAAATCTTTGAGTTGCTATAGGTTGAGTCCAAGATAAAGGACTACCTTTAGCATCTTTTATTCTCAAAAAGAATCACCCTCACATTAACCATTTAGCCCAAGCCGCACCCTTTTGTATAGCACTACCTAAACCTAATCCGCTTTGTGGAGGTTCGTAACTCATCTGTCCTTGAGCATCTATCCAATATGGCCTTCCATAATTATCAGTTCCCGATGGTGGAATAGGATAGCCACTACCATTATTCATAGCACCTTGCATTTGATTATATTGTTGCATGTTACCTGTTAATCCTGCTACTGCGGAAGCGGCTGTTGGTTGTGCCATTTGTTGCATTTGCATACCACCGCCACCACTAAATCCTTGAGATTCTAGGTATTGTTGCTTTGCTAACTTTCTTTGATTGACAACTTCTGTATTGATTGCCGCATCTAATATGTTCTTAATATCTAACTCAATGTTTTCTTGAGTAATCTTTTCAAATTCTCTCATTGCATCATTGTGTATCTTTAACATACCTGTTGTAGAATCAGTTGTAAATTGTAACTTAGCCAACATCTTGCTAACTACTCTTTCTACAACATCTTCCATAAGTTTCTCCATCTGTGTCAAAAACATTTGACCATGATATTGAAAGAACTCTTCGACATGATTATCTTGTAAAGAAAGTAAGTTATTTACATTCTTGAATTGTTGGTCACTTTGTTGCTGAACTGCACCTAAAACTGTGCCATTACTTGTTCCGAATATTCCCATGTTACTCACCCTTCGCTCCCTTTAATAAATGATTTATCCTTTCTGTATTTAATTGTATTTCAGTATTCAATCTTACTATTTCTGCCAGTTGTGTTTCTTCGTCTGCTATTGGAGTTGGTGGCGTTATAGTCCATCCCATGCTAGTCAGCCTCATAACATCTTCTTTTGTTAAGTCAGTTATTTGTTGTCTTTTCAACATAGAGGGCATTTTCGCTTTAGGAATAAATGCCTTGAAATCTAATCCGTGTTCATCTGCTAATATTTGTTGTTGTAGCATTTCCATTTGCTTATGGATAGCCGCATGTCTAGGACAATAAGTTCCTCTAAGTGGTCTTCCTTTCTCTACTTTATCTAATGGTATTGGTGGTCTTAGATAATCACCGGACTCCCAAACATGGTGAGTTCCGCATACTACACATCTATCTTTAAAGTTAAACTTGTGACCATATCTTAAGAAAAGAATTTTTTTCTTTTCCGGCAACAATACTTTTCTTATTTCTTTCATTTGCTTCTTTGGCTTTAGCGCATCAAACTTATAATCTTCAATTGGCCCAATTGCTCTATACTGTTGTAGTTTAGGCAAAAAAGCGTTCTTTGCTTGTTGCGTGTTTATCAAATTCGGTTGCTGATACATCTTTCATTCCTCTAAATTCTTTCTCCAATTCTTCGATTCTCTTACTTCTTCTACTTGTTCGGGTGTAAGATACATAGCAGGGTGAATATTTGCTCCCATCATACCGAATCTTTCAATTATTTCTTTTTGCTTTTCATTAACAAATTGCTTTACTTGTGGATTTTCTTCAAAGACATATATTTCAATATGAGAGGGGTCGCCATATTGACCTAAAGCATGAAAATAAATAACATCTGTAGGAAGATTAAATAAATAATCTTCCCCTAATCTTTCTTTATCTTGTTCATCAATACCATAATATGTAATTGCATCAACTTGATTATCTATTGCCCCTCCCCCAATATCTTCTCCTCCAAAATCACCATCTATTAAATCTCTCAATATCATATCTTTAGCAATATTGACTGAATATTCTTTTGACATATAAATAATCATACGCTGAGAATCCGAAAATACCTTACTGTCTTTCCCGTATATTCTTTTAAGTTCATCTAATATTTCTTTGGTTAAATCACCAAGATATTTTTGAGCCGAAGCCCTATCCATTCTTTTTAATATATTGAACCACATAATAATCAATAATCCTTTATCATACTAGTTATTCCTTTATACACCATTTCGGGGTCGGACTTTGCTGATACTATGTATTTGAAACAAGGTATGCCCTTGTCATTCAACTGCCTCATCCCGTATGTAAATGGTTCAAATATTTCATGTTTATCTATGGGCTTATCGCTTTTATATTTCTCTCCCCACATATCATATTTGTTAGCCCATATTCCGACAGCCATAGGATAATCCACTTCTTTTTTCTTTTTACCCGAAGGCCACCTATCTGCTACAATGGTATCTACTAAAAACTTCCATGCTAATTGATGGTCTAAATTAGAAGGTGAATCTAAATGTCTATGGTCTATCATGAAAATAATATACTTTACTCTACGCTTCTGCATATCTTTAACCCATTCTTTCCAATAGATTGCTTCGCCTCCTAAGTCAGCACTTTTAATTGTATGAGAATTTCCATCAATCTTAACATTCTTTCTAGTGGCTCTATGTAAGCCAACCGTTCTTTCGCTTATTGTAGGAACTTCCCCCCTTGTTCTAAGTTGGTGGCTTAAGGTTGTTTTACCAACCATTGTAGAACCGTAAACTCCAAAGTTAATTGCATGAACTTTTTTGTAAAAACCTATTATGGCTTCACCAACAAGAATAGCAAAGCCTGTCATTATGGACATTTTATTCACCCAAAATATTTTTCTAACATTTTTTTCATATGCTCTTTTGTTTCCATTACATCTTCATCTAGCGATAGTTCCATCCCTGCCGCACTTCTAAAATACCCTGTAATTTTAGGATAGTCATATTCTGTTGCATCATCTATTAAATTCATTAACTCCGTCGCTTTCTTTTTTACTACTTTGTCGGGTAGATATTTATATTCTATATCTTCGTCGTGAGAAATACCTCTAGGCATTCCCATTTCTTTTTTGTTTCTTATGTTTCTATTAACAGTGTATTCTCCATCGCCTTCTAGCCATTTTTCTTTATTTGTTTTCAAGGCTTGCTTTATCATGGGTTTTCCTTCATCTTTTATTGAATAAATTTTAGAACCAAAAAAAGCATAAATTAATGCTTCATCTAAAGAAGGAGTCCAATATCGAGTATCTTCTTTTCCCTGTGTTCCTTGAAACAACTTACTGTAAGCATTAACATAATCTTTTGATTGTATTTTGTAAGGTGCTTTTAAAATATTTTTCCACATATTAATGCCCCCAAATATCCATTTTATTCACCTATGAATACATCTAAACCTACAAAATCCCCGTCTATTTGTTTTTCATAGTTCCAAAAAATCTCACCGTTAAACTCATCTTCATCCGCATATCTCAATTTCCAACCTAACTCATTTAATTTTTTATTTAGTTTATCCCAATCTACATCTAAAGGAAACAACAAATCAATATCTTTTGGGTCTTCCTTTTTACCAACCGAACCCACTATTTTAGGTTTAAAATATTCTAAATCTTTTAACAATTGATTAGCAATAGAGACATAATTTTTAAGAATATTTTTCCACATATTAATGCCCCCAAATATCCTTAGCCCTCTCTATAATCCAACCCATTATATTGATGTCAAAGACTCCCATGATATTACCTATCAAAAACGATGATAAGGCCGCACAAGAACCCCAAAAATACATCTTCATTTTTATAAAGAACATATCTGCTGAATGCGCCCGACTTTGATTATACACATAGTCGGACTCACTAAAGCCCATTATGTCGCCAAAGACCAATCAACCACAACCTATTGTTGTATAGTCGCTAAGAATTCATTACCTATTGTATTGTCGTCGTATTCTTCGTTAGCCATTACTCCGCCTCGCCATGATTCACGCCTTACTGTTCCGTATTGCTTCATGCTTTCTTGTAGTTTAGCCTTGATTTGTTCTTCCCTTTGTAGTCTTTGGAAGTGATTTTCTATTTGTCTGTCTAGTAACCTAATCTCAATCTTATCATTTAGTGATAGGTCAAACAATGCTTTCATAACCATTATTCCACCAACTGTAATAAGACCAAACAAAACAGAATGTGCTAATGCCGTATAAGGAAAGTTCATTCCATATGTAGAATAGAAATATACATTCGCTCCGCTAACTGTTCCGACAAATAAAATTGTCATAATCAACCTTGTATCTTGACTTAGTGCCGCCATAATAAAACCTCAGTTGAACTCGACTGAAACATTGGCTGTAGAAATTCCTGCTTCTGTTACTTCCAAAAATATTCCGTTTCTACACAAAACACCATGCATATCGTATTCAAGATTGTAATGTCCTGTAACTGCATGATGTATTCTAGCAACTTCTGTTCCTGTGTTATCTGTTCCGTTGAAAACCTTAACTGTAACTGCCGCATTAGAAGCAATTGTGATTGCCGCATGAATGCTAATTAACTTAGCACCTTCATTGCTTACAACCGCACTTGCACCTAATACGCCACTACTTCTACAACCGCCTATGCCTGTCATACTCTCACCTGTTCAATTGACGGAGATAGACTCCACCTATTTAATGTAGCGATTACTCTTTCTTTGTTTTAGAAGGAGTTTTTGCTTTTGGTTTAGGCTTTGGTTTAGGTTTAGGCTTAGGCTTCTCTTTCTTAGGGAGAAGTTCATCTGCTAATTGTTTAGCAGTTGAAATATCCTTACCTGTTTCCTTACAACCCATTAGAACAAGTTTTTCATTAAGTGCTAATAACTCTTCACGGTCTTCTTCACCGAAAGTAAAGAAATAATTTGGGTCGGAAAGACGAAGGACAGCCCATTTTACCGAGACTGTCGCTTCTTCTTTCCTTGTTATTTCTTGCTTTGGTGTAATGTTAAGTCTACCGATTTTTGAATTATCAGATAATCTAACTGTTACCAATCAAGCCACCTCAAAGGTTGCCCCAAACTCTTACTCTTACGCTCATGTCAGTAATATTTCCGGTAGCGGCCGCATTTGTTCCGTCGTTTGCTACAAAAACTAATGCAAATTGTGTGCTACTTTCATATTCACCTGCGGAATTTACAGGATGGTTTCCTACTTCAACATAGGCTTGGTAAGTAGCAGAAAGACCGTTTCCGGTTATTGCTACACAATGAACTGTGCTTAGTCCGAAAGAACTAGCCTCTATTACTTCTCCACCGCTTGTTGCGTCTGTTACTCTAACATAACCATCAACTACATATTCATTACCGCTAACTTTAGGTCGTGTAATGCCATTATGGTCAGGTAATAATGCTACTGTATGTGTCATTATTAATCACCTTACTGTCCAATAGCCATGAAATAAACTACATCACCGCTAACACAATGTATTGCTACATCACCACTTTCTAGTGGTAAATCTGCATTAACTACTGCTGTTGCCGCTTCTTCTGCACTTCCCTTGTGGGTAAATACAAGACTTTCAACTAGTGATAGCCCAGTTTCAATGTTTCCATCGGTGCTATCCGAAGTAGTTTGACCACAAACTATCTTTCTGTTTCCTTCTAAATTCATTTCTAAATGTATTACTGTTGCAAATGCCATATATATCCTCTCCTTTTTTTCCTCACTGTATGTTTGTTATCTTTCCTTGACCCTTGAAGAAGGAACATCCGACTTCACCAATTGTTCGATACAAAGCCCTGTTACCTAGAGTTCCAACACCGAATGGGTTTCCATTGGCGATACCATCTTCAAAGTATTGTGTTGGTTTCATAACCGATAGCCACAAATGGTCTGTATCAAGGAATAGTAAATCACTTAGTTTTGTTGAAGCACTACCTGTTTGGCACATATCCTTAACAGGGATTAGTGGAATATCGTAGTATGTTGCTACTCTAAATCCAACTTCTTGACCTTTAACTCCTCTAACACCGTTTACAGTTGGCACGACTTCTTTTCTGTCCATGAATCTTTCTTGGCTTTGTAGTAAGTCAGCAAGTGCTTGAATAGTATCATAACCTGTTAGAATAACCTTTGGAGAACCACCGGCTAGTCTTAGGTTTCTAATCATATCATTTAGTCTTGTTAGAGTTAGTGAACGAACATCTCCTGCCGCATATCCACTACCAAAGTCTACTTCTGCATCAAGGAAAGATGCCGCAGTAAATCTCTCACTACCGTAAATCTTTCCTAGAGCGTTAGAAGCGGAAGTTGTATCAGTAGCGATAACTCCACCGTCAATTGCTAGTAGTTCTGCTCTTGAGGTAATAACCTTGTTTAGAGAAGTATAGTTGTTTCCGATATTTGGCATAGCGGATGATTCACCATAATGCTCTAGTGGCATAACCAACATTTTGTTTTGAACTTCAGCGTGATGCTTACCCATATCTTCACGCATTTGCGCTCTAATATCGCCAATACCATCATCAATTTGTGCCATTTCCATAGCAAGTTCACTGAAATCAAATTGATGTGCAACTACTTTAGGACTCATGTTGAGTTGTGCATAAGTTGGTGCAATTGGGCCAAGTCCATCTTGTGCTGTTGAAAGTCCTGCATTTTCAGGAACACCACCAATCATATCTGCTCTTGGGCTATCCGAACCTAGTTCTGCTAAGTTTTCTGTTCCGCTTGCATCAACAGTAAACAAGTTACCGCTTCCACCGGCAGGTCGTGACTTTAGAACTCTCCAACCACTAGAAGAATATGGCCTCTTTGAAATCATTGAAAGAGCATTAACTTCTCTATTCAACATTGACCATACTTTCTGTCCGTAAACAATGTTGTAAAGTGCTGATACATCACTAACAGCACTACCGGAGAATGATGGAGAACCATCATGTCCTGTGTGTATTCCACCAATAGCACCGGCTTGCTTCAAAAGAGCGTTACCGGCAGGTAGATTGTTTATTCCATATGTGCTTGCTTCTAAATCTGCGATTGTGTTAATATAACCTGTCATCTTAAATTCCTCCTACCATTTTGTGAATGTCCGACCAATCCATTTCAGCCATCTCATCCATACTTGGGAGTTTAATTGCGGATTCTTCTTGAGCCTTTAGGATAGTTTCCTTTTCTGCTGTCAAAGATTTCCTTAGTTGTGTAAATTCATCTTTAAGAGAAGCAATCTCGCTTTGTGCATCATAGTTTTGCTTTGCGATAACATTCTCTCTTGTTGAAACTTCTCTTGCGAATCTTGCTTCAAAAGACTTCTTTAGGTTGTCATAAGCAAGTGATTCAAGTTGTTCTTGTCGGAAAGCCTCATATGCTTTCTCAATGTTTCCAACTGACAAATCAAGAGTATCAAATTCTCCATTGTTAAATGCCTTTACAACAGGCATGTCGGATGAAGTTGGCTTACCGTTGTTAATAACAATACGGTCAGCAGGTTCTCCAATTTGGTTTCCTGCACCATCAAGAGTTCTCAAGTAAGCCTTTGCTTCTTCATCTTGGTATTCTCCCATTCCCTTCTCATCTTCTGCATCCATGTCTTCTTCATCTTCTTTGTCCATGCCGTAGTCTCCTCTCTCCATGTCATCATCAGCCATTTCTGTTTCTTTCATACCCTTTTCATCAAGAGCCTCTTCTTCTTTACGAAGCGTATTTACTTCTTCTAGCAAAGTGTCTAGTTCTGCTAGGGCTTTTTCCAGTTTATCACTCATATTATTGTCTCCTTTATCTTGTTTCAAAATATCGAATCTCGCTTCGGGGTTAATTCCTTTTTCGCATATAGTAATTTCATGCAATTCTAACTTGCTGATTTCATTATACTCACCCAAGTTTTCATTACTTTTCTTTACTTTTTGGAGGGCTTGACCTCCTATGCTAAAAGACCTTAATGACCCTTTGCGAATGTTTCTGCCAACTTCTTTGGCTTTTTCTATATCATCTCGTAGTTTAATTACTACAAAGAAACCAACATCATCTACTTCAGATTTCCAAAGTCTACCTGTGCTGTCTCTATAAGAATCCACAACTTCTCCAACTTGAACATTGGAATGGTTTGTCATGACATTTCTAAATTTAGAATCTTTCATGAACTTAACAACTGCTTCTTTCAAAGCAGATAGTGTAATTAAATCATTTTGCTTATCAACAATTTCAATGCTAGCATAGCCGCCAATCATTAAGTCGTCACTTCTAGCCTTAAGGATGGTAAACCCATCATTCCTAGTTGCTAGAACTGCCGATGCCATTTCGCTCAAAGGGAAAAAATTTCCTTTTAATATATAATACACACGGTTATTTTAAACAATTAATCCTCTTTTGGAGGTAATTCAAGACTACTATATTTATCTTCATAAATATTCCATAATCCTTTATCAGCATCAGTATCAGCAGGTTTTTGTTCATAGCCTGTCCATGCTAGCCACATTTTCTTTCCTTTAACTTCAAGCATTCTAACATGAAGTTTAGTTTCAAACTTATTACCCTCTAAGAAATATTCGTGATAGCCTTCCTTTTGAACACCTAACTTAACATCACCACTATCAATCAATTTACGCTTGGATATGTTCTTAGCAACAATAGCAGGGAACTTCCCTGCCTTGCCAAATAGTTCAAAGACATCATCTTGTGAATCTAATCTAACCATCCAATTAATGCTTTCATCACCTAACTTCATTACTATGTTTAGGCTATCGTCGTCTCTAAGATATATTTTAAACTCGCCACTTCTGTATTTTTCAGGTGTCTCATATTCTTTCTTGATAGTGTCCATTAATATCTTATCATGCTCGGCAAACAACTTTTTTGTTTTAGCATCAAAGGATATTCCATCTCTATTTTCAAACCAATCCTTAACTCTACTTTCTTTGCTTTCTAATATATCTTGATATTCTTTTTTATTATTCTTTACCAAAAAGTTGTGAACTTCTTTAGGAGTCTTTGCTCCTTTCTCTTTCAAGTAATTAAATATAGCAACAGTAAGTTTAGATTGTTTCGTTTTCATTATCTCTTCTGCTTGTTCTTTCCACAAGTCTAAATCCATTAAGGCATTTTTAGCCATTAGATTATCTTGCTCAAAGCCATAGATAGTAAAACCATCCATATCGCTCTTAATTATAATGCTAGCCTCACCGTGAATATGGTCAGTAATTACAATGCCTTTCTCTACTTCTTCTACATTATATTTGAGAGACTTGTCAGTATCATTGATTAGCATTTGTAATGTAACTAATTTATCCGGTGTTTTACTTTCTGCAATCTCAGTTATCTTTGCGGAATAAACTACAGGCTTACCCTTGACTTCTTTTACCTTATCAATAGAGACTCTAACTACTTCTCCAACATCTGCTGAAACTTTAGTGTTAGTAGCACTACCAACTTCAAGATAGTTTACTCCTTCTATCTTTTCATCTCCTTCTTCAACCGGCCCTGCCCCTAATTTGTAAGAAAAGTTAGAACCGTTTTTCTTTTTATCAAGAACAATTAAATCTAGTTCTACAAATGGTTTCCAACGAATCCACTTAGGATTCTTTTTCGTTCCCAAGAAATATGTAGATGTAGAATCTTTAATCATAGCCCCTTCTGCTGTTGGTATTTCCATAATTTTCTTAGCATATTCTTCAACATCTTTTAGGCTGTCTGCAACCCTAGTATCTTTTTTAGATGGGAATGTTAAGTCCTCACTAGAATGTATAGAATAGTTGTTAAACATTATTTGCATTCTATTTTGTAGCGTATCTTCCATGAGGTTTTCTTCATTGTGTCTCATAATGTCAAACACATGAATTCTAACCTTGCCTTCTCTTTTTCCCTCTAAGTATTCTGCGGCTTCTTTTCTTTTAAGAGAATCTTCTCCGTCAAATAAAACTAAAGAAGCATCTAAGATACAATCACCAAAATGTTTTTTCTTTAGTTCCTCAACTGCTTCTTTACACTTTGATGTAATGTCTTTTCCTGTATAATCATAGACTTTTATATTCTTATCTATTTTATGTAATTGAATTCTAAAACCATCGTATTTTTCTTGAACATAAAACTCACCACTAAATCCCTTTAGTTCGTTCATATCTTCTATTGTAAATATTCTATACATTGGTTTGTTAGGGATTATGAAATCACTTTGGGCTTTTTCTTCATCGGACTTCTTTTCTTTTAGAATAACTTTATCGTCTTGTTCCTTATCTTTAGTGGCTTTTTCTTCATCCATATCTGTATCTATGTCTTCTAATTCAGCCCACTCTTCTTTAGTGTTTTTAGATAAGAATATTAATTCTAACATATTCATAGCGGCTTTTACTTTAGCCTCTACTTTTTTAGAGTCTTTACCATCACCATAATGTTCTATAATGTAAAGTGCAACATCATCTACTTCTAGGTCTAATCCCATAAGTCCTTCTGTGATGTCATCCGGTTTCATATCTTTAATTGAATATGCTTCTTTTGGTAGTGCTTTATCATCTTCTCTAATAGCATAATGAACAAACTTAATCATAAGTTCGGGTGATTCTAATAATGCTTCTAATACATTGCCTTTGAATTTTTTAGCGAAGGGGTCACTAACTTCTTCCGAAGAATACCTAAGTGCCTTTATTGCTTCATACAATTTTTCAGCATTATTTGTGCTAACATCGGAGACATCATCCGCCTCTAATAAGTCATCATCAATATAATCCTTGAGTTCATTTGAAAGAGCATCCGTCATTTCATATGCGTCTTTAATTCTATTTACTGCGTTTCTCCATTTAGAACCGTATTCCTTTGGGTCGGTTCTTGCTGAAAGATAAGCGACTCTCGTTCTTTCAAAGAGTCTTAGAATATCTGTGGATATTGACTTATCCTTCTCAATAAGGAGAGGCATGTGGCATCACTTTGTTATTGGCCCAACTCTATCTTTTTTGAGTCTTGGACTTGTTGGAGGAATGACTTTTATTTTTTCAATAATATATCTTTCCGAACTACCATCTGCTGACTTGGCTATAATCTGTAATTTTGCATCAGCAATAAAACTAGGATTAGATGAGGAAGAAGATTCTTGTTTTACATCACCAAATCGGTTAGCAAGGGTTTCCGTAAGTTTATCCATAGAAAATGTTTTACCAATCAAGGATTTTCCAACTAATTGTAAACCCCCCTCATCTTGTTTCTTCAAACTCTCACCTGCTAAACCATAGCCTTCTTTCTTTTGAGTTTGATTAGTAATCTTAGAAGCGTCTTGCACCTTTGGCCTCTTAATCTTCTCAACTTCGGGGTCTGTATCTATTTCCAATACTTGAGTTGGCTCAATGTTCTTTCTTTGTTTTGCGCTTAATTCTTCCTTAGCCTTTCTTGCTTTTTCGATAGCAAGACTAATTATTCTTTCTTCTTTTGTTACTCTTTCCGGCACTACTGACCACCTACATTTTCTACCATCTTATGAATGTCTTTCCATTCCATGTTTCCTACATCCTTTAATGGAGAACCACCAATGGTTCCGTTATTCATCTTAGGAGTCGGACTATCAACAACAACAAAGCCGGACTTCATTAGTAAGTTATCGTCATTGTAAACTGCTTTCTCTAAACTTTCTATCTTAGCACTAAGGGCTTTAATAATCTCAAGTAGTTCTTGATTAATTGTATTTTCTTCACTCATATTTATCACTTCATTTTATCCGCTAGGACAAACGGTGGACTCCCGTTATACACAAGAACCTTCTCACGGTTCTTATTAAAAATATATCCTATTGCGTATATTGCCTTTCCAGTATCCAAGTCTTTTCTTTCTCTCACAACTATTCTCTTAGTGTATAGAGGCAAGTCTTCTTTAATTATATTTTTCCAACTCATCTCTTTTCCTCCTTTGGTGGATATACTAAATCTCTTAGTTGTCTGTAAAGCAACTCATAGTCCTTACGGAGTTCGGTAGCCGAAGCGACTATATCTACATTCCGTTCATCCATAGACTTCATTTTCTTTGTAAGTTTTTTATCGGACTTAACTAACTCTACATCTTTTAATGCTCTAATTAACTCACCTAACTTAGTAAAATCTTGACCAAAAAATTCTGTTGGTTGTGCGGCTTGTAGTGTTTTCTTTAGACGCTTAGTTTGTTTCTTATCTAATGTGTCTAATATATTCTTCTTTATTTTTTCTTCTTTCTTTATGGTAAATTCTTTACCTTCTTCATAATAATCCCATGTCATCACTTATCACCTTTTTTTCCAATACCCATAGCCTGACTATAAAGAGACAGTATTCTTTCTAAATATCCTAGTGGTTCTGTTTTGTCATCTAATTGTCCTTTCTCATCTATTCTATTCAAATTAGTTTCTAGGGTTTTAAGTTGTTCTATTTTAAAATCCACTACATCTATAAATTGAACTTCTAATCTATTTGCGGCCTTAACTGATTCTTCGTGTTCTTTTTCTAATCTTCTTAACTCTCTTAGATAGTCTCTAAACTCATCAACTGCAAAAGCCGCTAATGTCATTCGACTGAAGCCTTCCTTTTCGGGGTCTAATACTTCTGCTGTCTTTTCTTCTTTTATTTGCCTTCCAATATCAAAAGCATCATATAACGAAACTAGTTCCTTTTCTCCCTGCCTTCCATCAATCATGGGTATGTATTCAAATCTTAATTGAGACAAGTCCATAAAGGTTTTATTTTTACTAAATGCTTCTATTAAATTCTCAATTCCTTTGTTTACTTCTTTGATATTCTCGTTATATCTATCAATGATTCCCTTAGACCTATCTCTAACTTTATTGGTTAAAAGGTATTTTTCTATTGCTTTTTGTATATTTTTTAATGCATCTTTTTTAATTTTAGGAACCCTTAGAAGTCTTTTATCCTCAACCACTATTAGTATATCACTAAGTTTTGGATATAACTTATCTATGATAGTGAATACCTCTTTGCCCGTCAATGGAACGATGTCTTTTGTTAAGGAAACAGGTAAATCTAAATACATTTTTAATGCTCTTTCTGTTATTGTTTCTTCCAGTTCTCCTGTGGGTATTTCTTTAAGAGCATTAGTAACAATGACTTCTTTAGGCTTTCTTGCATAAGCCCCACCCTTAAAATCTCTAACATCTTTTTGAGTCATAAATTTAAATTCTTCTTTTACAGTCGTTAGTTTTCTTACAGTATTAGCATCAATAAGTTCTCGTTCAATCTTTTTAGTATAGGCTTGTGCTATTTTTGCTATTCTTTTCTTGTCTTTTCCTGCGTAAATAGAATCTCTTTCTCCTTCTAATTGCCCTATTATATTTTGAAAACTCGCAAGCATTTCAGTAAAATCATCTAGTGCATCAAAAAGATTTTCTCCGGTTTCAGCATCTTTGATATTTTTCTTCAAAAATTCAGAAATAGCCTTGTAGTTTTTTTCTGCCCTAGACTTATTTTGTTCGGCAAATTCTTTTTTCATCAATTGATTAGATTTCATTAATATCCGTAGTTCTTGACGAACCTTATCTAGTAATTTTTGTCCTTCTTTGCTTAGAGTTTTCTCCTTTATTTTTCCCTCTTTAGGGTCAAAATCTTGAAGACCGGCTATTGCTTTTATCTTCTTTTTGATTTGTTCTTCAGTATAATTCAAAATTTGTATTTGTTTAGAAGGTTTACCGGCTTTCAACTCTTTTTCTAGTCTTTCTGCCCTTTCTATGTATCTATCCCAAACCTGTTCTAATACTTCGGGAGTTGTTAGTTTTTCATTATCTTTTGATTCTATTGAAGGAAAGTAAGAAACATATTTTGGTTTTTCTATTTCTTTGTTATACCTCAAACCTTTTTCATCTAAGGTTATTTTCTTTACCATCGGTGTAACAGTTTTTGCCCGAACCTTCAAGTCTCCTTCTGTGTCTTTTTCATCATTCACAACTATGCTATCATCTACCGTTAATACTCCACTAATTATTCGCATTTTAGCAAGTCTCTCTAATACCTTGAAAAGACCTGTAGATGCTTCTTCTTCTGCTTTTATGTATTTATTTACAACAGTCTTTGGTATTCCTATACCTGCAATCATCATTTTTCTGCGTCTATCTGTTATCTTTTTGAATCTCTTTTCTTTGATACTTCTCAACTTCTTTCTTTTCTTTTTAGTTTCAGTATCTATACCTTGAACAGTTCTTCCTGTAAGTTCTTCAAATGTATCTGCAACGACATCCATTACTTTACTATCTTTCAAAATACTACTAAGACCATCTATTACTGCTTTCAGTGTATTAACTCCTTTTTCTCCGTCAGCAAGTGGAGAGTCCCTAGCATCCCACATCCACTTTCCTTTTACTTTCTTAGCATCAAAATACCTAAACATTTCACCAGTATCTTGTTTCTTGAATTGTAATTTTTTTCTTTCTGCTTCTCTTTGTCTTCTTGAAGCATCCGATAACACCCCCGAACCTGCTCTTTTTCCTCTTATTCTTTCTTTATCAAAGACTTTTCTTCCAAACAACTCTCTTTTAGGGTATTTATCTTCCGAAAGACTAGATTCTTCCGGTTTTGTTTTTGGAGATTCTTCTTTTGGCTTCATCCTGTTTAAAACAATATTTATTCCATCCATAATAAATTGAGGATTATCATAATTAGTATTTTTAAACATAGTTCTTAACTTATTAGAAGCACCAGTTTTACCGCCTTTCTCTAAGTTTTCTTTTACTTCTTCAAGATTTTTCAACAAGAAATCAAAAAATTTAGGAGTGCTTTCACTAACTTCTTGTTCTTTTCTTTTGTCAGCAAACAATTTGTTATCTACTACTTCTTTTCTGTTTGCTAGCATATCTATGAAGTCTTGAATTTTCTTTCCTTTTTCGGGATTTTCTTTCTTTGTTTTGTTAAGAGCAGTAACTAGTTGATTGTATATTTTGATATAAGTGTTTTTTATTTTTCCATATCCAGTGGTATCTTTCATTCCCTTCGGGCTTTCTTTACCCGACGCTAATCTATCTAGTTGGGTTTTTATCTGCTTATCGCTTAATCTCTTTCCTTTGCGCTGTAGCCTAATTGTTTTCTTAGACATTGTATCTAATACCCTTTTAACTTCGGGATTATCTTTGAGTGTTTCTAATTCTGCTACAGTGTCTTTACCGCTATAAATTCCCAACAATCTTTTTGGGCTTATTGCTTCAAAATCGCTTTCTTCCGGTGAAGTCGGCTGAAAAAAAGGTTTACCCTTTCTTGCTTTACGCCTTATTACTTCTAGTCTTCTTTCCTCAAACTCATCAATATTTTTTTTCTTTTTTGCATCGAATTTGGCTTTTTCTTTACTCCATAGTTTTAGGGCTTCGTTTTGTCTCTTTTGTCGTGCCTTTCTCTCTCTTTCCAATACTTTGAGTCTAACAGGGTCTAAATAAGGACTTTGTTTAAACTCTTTTTCTTTTCTTTTTTGTTCTTCATGCAATCTAACAGACTCAAAATATGCTTCTGCTTTTTTTCGTTGTTCGGGAGTTAGATTGTTCATAACAATCATTTGAACCGGATTATATTTAAGAATAGCCTTATCCTGTAACTCTTCTATCAAACACTTCAAAAGAAAATGAAGGTCATCTTCTCTATTGTGTAAGATAGCCTTCATAAACATATTATCGCCTCAAAATGGAATATTCTCTTTCTTACCTCTCCTCTTTTGTGGGGGTAAGATAACATCGGGAACATCATTAGATGCTCTTATTGCTTTATGAGTTGTATCCGGTGGTAGTCCACCAACAGAAAAATCACGATTCTTCGTGGTCTTTCTAGTATCATTTGCATTCTGTGTTCTAACTTTCGCTAATTCTTTCTTTAGTCTAATCTCTTTCTGTCTATTATCTTCTGTCATTAACCTGTCCTCCTTTCACTCCTTCTATCTACATTTTGATTACCTGCGTCTTCCGGTAATCCGCTTAATCTTTTATCCGGCCCAACACTCATAGAAGGTTTATTTCTAGTAGCCGGTGGATTTTCTTGTGGCTTACTACCGCCACCTTCTGCAAACATTCTTGTTTGTTCATCTAAATCTCTTTGGTCTAAATTAGAACCTGCTAGTGGGTCTTTTTCTATGGGTCTTCCATCATCATCCATTTGTTGTTCATCTTCTTTTGGTTCGGGTTTCTTGTAAGTAAAGTTACCATCCTCATCCATATCAACTTCAAAGCCTAAGTTCTTTATTGATGCCGCAATATTGACTTCAATCTCTTTCTTTCTTAGTCCTGCAATCTCATCTTCTTCTTCGCTAGGAGGCAACTTCAACTTCCAATCTGTAATGCCAAATTGCTTTACAAGATAAGGAAATACATATTCATTGTAAACATTCTGTGCCATTTGAACTGCTCTATTAGTTACAAGTATTTGCATACCTTCATTGTTTAAGCCGCCACTTGTAGTATTATCAGCCATGAAGACTTTACTGACACCATAGAACGCTGATATTCTATCTCTCAAATCATCCTTAACAGAAATATAATCCATTTCTTTTAGGCTATCCATGAACTTAATCCACTCAACAGCACCTTTACCGCCTTCTGCTTCTATACCCATAACAGGAATAAAGTGCGGGTCTGCCTCCATCTTTTCTTTTACTCCTCTCCAAAAGGCTCTCATTGAATCCATGTTTCTAGTTTGAACCGCTAACAAACCTCTTGGCATTCTGCTCTTAGTATAGGCTGAATTGACATAGTTCTCCATAGCAATTAAAGTCATGATATGATTGTAAAGTGTAATTACAGGGGAAAAACCGTAAAGTCTTGAAGGACTATACTTACTAAAATGTAATACTTCTCCTTCGATGAAATACTGTTCATCACCTTTTGCTCGATTGACATAATGAATAGGCATAAGAGGAGAGCCACAAGTTTCACAACTATCGTGTGGTTCTGTTGAAATAATATCTCTATGATGAACACAAGTAAATCCTTTGTTACCCTTTACGCCATCTTCATCGGCATAAATAAACATAGTAACAGGGTCGCCACGATACACTTCCTTAACACGGTGCATTCTAATTTTACCATTACCATCCAAGAAATATTCTTTGACCATAACTATGTATGCGTCATCCATAATATTCAAATCGTCTTCCAATTCCTTCAACACATCAATAAATAATTGCTCGGATGAGTTTACATAACCCTCTAAGAACTTTTCAGCATATTCTAATTGCTTAACATCGGGTATTTTTAAATCAGTAGAGCCACATCTTGAACACTCTTGAACAGGTCTTGTGTGGGTTTTTCCGCAATTGTTACACTTTGCTTCAAATGCTTTTTCCCAAACATAGCCTCTTCTGTAGACTTCCTGCTTTAGTTGAGTTATACAAGTTCTAACAATTACTGATTGTTGAACCATAGAATAGATGATGGGGGCTGTCATCATGTAATTGTTCTGCCTTTCTTGAATACCCATGTTGTAGATATTCCTGTCAGCAGGTTTCGGAGTAGTGCGCCTGAAAAGATTAGTGAAAGAGAACCGCCTTCTTTTTTCTGCCACGACAACAACCCCCGTTTACTTTGGACTATTCTATCTATTATAGAATCTTCGCAAAGGCTTTCCTCAATACATTTCTCCAATTACCTTTTTTTCTACCATAATTTTTTGTTTCGTATTGTTTAGGATTTTTATTTGCATAAAGAGCCGCCATGTATTTTTTTGCCCTAGATTTGGACAAAGGGGTTTTATTTTTGGCCTTACCTGTATCGGTATTAATAACATAGTAGCCGTTTTTTCCGACTCTTAATTCATAAGGCAAGGCATTCACCACAACTTCTTACATGCTAGACATTTAGGTGTTGTGATTCTACCTTTGCATTGGTCACAATTATGTCTTGCTTTAAAATTAGCCCTACGCTTTTTGTTGGTATGAGTTCCACCGCCCCTATTCTTTCCTTTGCCTTTGTAATTGCCATATCCTTTAGCACCTGCATGAATCTTTTTTCCTTCATGAGTAAGCATCATAATTTTTTTACCTTCTCTATCGGAAGGATATACACGACCTACTCGCATGTCTTTCTTATCTTTTTTACACACATCGAACCAAGTCATTGCTTACCCCTCATTTGATTTTCTTTAGAACGCTTATCGTCTTTTATCGGGCCGCCTTTAGCCCATGTTCTACAAGACCTAGCCGAATGACATTTAAAATGGTGCATCCAACAATAACCTAATTTACCATCATCATCTAATTCTAACGGCATACATTTTTCCATTCTAGGACTAATATCAAACGCTACACAATTACCGCAGTTAGAATCCATAGCGGCTTCTACTGATGTATTCCAAAAGTCTGCAATATCTTCCCAATAATCTTCGGGCTTGTCTATATTAAGTGGGCCATATTGTATATGTTCTGCTTTTATGGCGGCATTTCTATTCTTAGTGTTTAACTTCAAATCCTGTGTTGCTCTAGGACAAGTAAGTTCCTTTAGAATAATATGCCAACTCATAATATCATCTCGGACTATGTGTGTAAATATCTCCATCTTTGTGCATGAATATTTTACCTTCTTTTTCTAATTTCTTCAAGGCCGCTTTAATCTCGGTTTCCTTTCCAAATTGTTTTAGGTTTTTCATTCCTAATGCTCCGCCCTCTTTCTTAATTTCTCTTAAGATTTGACGCTCTAATTTTGCTGTCTTCATTCTAGGACTAATGTTCATAAAGTCTGTCATTTCTTCGGGGTCTTTACCAAAAATAGATTTCTTAACCTTTCTTCGTTTAAGTTCATCAAAATCTGCACCTGTTATTTTTCCTTTCGGTTTAGCCACATCTAATTTTTTTTGCCCACCATAAAGCATCTTTTCATCTTCTTTATGAGTTCCACAATGGGCTTTCTCATCTTCTGTTTTTAGTATGTCTTTCCAACTCATCTTGTAAATCCCCTGCCTCTACTTTTTGTTTTTTCTTTACTCGCTTCCTTTCTTTGCTTGGCGTAAGTGTGTGCCGCTTTTAGCCTTTTCTTTACTTTACGGTCTTTAGCATTTTTAACTGCGGCTCGTAATCTTTGCTCCACTAAATTGATTATTTGTGATTGTCTTTTATGAGACTTAGATTTGAATGCACTACTACTAAATGTTTCTTGAACATCTTTAACGGTTCTAAATTTTACAGGAACAGTATCTTTTGGGTTTTCATCTGTGTATAATCTTCTTGCTGAACCTTTTGGTTTTTTACCCGTTCCTTTTTTCGGGTCAGCCTTCAAGATATTCTGCCACATTATGCTCCCTTCCTCCTTTTGTAAGTTTTACAAGCGGCACAAGTTGGCCTACATCTTTGTTTAGTTCCTTTAGAAGCATCCGGTCTTCCGCAAGGTTTTGTTCCTTTTTTATCATCTTCACATGATTGACAAGAAACCCAACCTTTTGCTTTACCACTACCGCCTCTTCTTTGAAACCATCCATGAAGACCGGACTCTTTTTCTCTCTTGAAATTGTCTCCGCCCTTTCTTCTTTGTTTCTTCTTATATCTTTTAGCACCGCTTCTTCTTCGAGCCTTGCTCTTTTTTTGAAGAATGTCCTGCCATGTCATATTAATCACTTCTTAGATTTGTTGCCCCAATTATCCGCACCAACTTTACGACATCTAACTAAAGCACCGCTAGCATAAGCGGAAGGCCACTTATCATATCTGCTACGAACTTTGTAATAACAAGCATCTTGTTTTTTATCGGACTTACGATTTCTGCGGCCTTTTTTCTTAGCCCGCTTAGAACCTTTTTTTCTTCGAGACTTACTCTTTTTTTGAAGAATATCTTGCCAACTCATTTCTTCATCACCTTTGGTTTATCTGCTTGTTCCCAACATCTCCTACAAAAGCCAAATGGGTGAACATCTCTTGTCATGTAACATCTACCACAATACTTGAATTGTAGTTTTTGTTTACTAATCACCCATTCTTTTGTATTTATGCTATCACTCCTCCAATATTTTCCATACTATCCATTAAAGACATTTTACAGTTGTCTTTGTATTTCTGTATGTTATCAAGATATATACCTTCTTTTAGCCAATCAAAACCAACATGGTCTTTGTGATTTTCCCACTTCATCAGTTTAAAAATCTCATCACATCTTCCCTTATACCAATCTTCTTTCTTGTAGGATTTTTTCATCCGTATAAGTTCCATAAGTAATTTAGCATTACCTTTTTTTAATCTAAAATGAGGGAGGCATTTTTCCAATAAACCATAAACATCATCTTGAGAATAAAAATTTAATCTTTGAACAGGTCTAGTTTGTTGCGGAGACTTTTGATTTAGATGCAACTTACCAAAGCCTATACTCTTGTGCATTTCTTCCATGAATGCTCTACCTCTTTCTCCTGTGGCAATAAGTCCAACTCTAGGGTTATGGTTTCTATCCATTGTAATGTAACCATCCGAATCAATAAATGCCGCAGTATAAGCCCAAATGTTTTTCTTAAGCATTGTTGGTAATTTGTAATATGCCCCATCAACATTAGCAACATCTAACTTCTTTACCATTTTAGAAATCATATTTGTTGTTGTGCTTTTATGCAAAGTGTTTGGCATTCTATCATGTATTTGTTTAGCACCGATAGAAGGACTTTTGATAATTTCACTTTCAATAAATGACATGATTCTTTCTTTCTTACTCTTAGTAATAGATTGGTCTGTAATATTTTTTATTTGTTGCTTGTAATCTCTTTTAGCGAGACGACATTCTTTTTCTAATTGAGCATATTCTTTAGAGTAAACCATATCTGTTTTCTTTAGGTCACTCTCCCAATACTTACATATTGCATCAATAATATTTCTTCTACCATTTACAGAATCAATCTTATTTATTTTCATGAGGTCTTTCTCACTAAAGCCCATCTTAAGTATCGCAGGTTTGTATGGTTTAATCCAATAGATAGAATCTATGCACTTATTGATATGGTCGGAATATCCATCAATAACAGTATCAATAGCCTTAGCCATTCTAGTTCGCTGTTCTCCTTTTAACTTCCTTCGAGCCTTTCTCATTTTCTTCACAAGGTCGGGTATGTTTTCACCATCAATAGAATATTCACTAGGGAAAGAACTCAATTGTTTTCTAGCATCACTAGCATTAATGTTTAGATTCTTAGAAAGTAAATTTACTGCTTCATAATCCGACATAATATAATCATTTACAGAAGCCAATTTATTTCCCAACGCTTCTTCAATTTCATCCTTAGTTTCGTCTTGCTCTCTTTGAAGTTCAGCAAGCCTAGCCATGTTTCGTGAACCTTCTTCATACTCTTCTGCTGTTGGCATTCACATCACCTAAAAGTTAATTCCCATGACTCCTTGAGAGCGTTTATACTTATTGACCTTTGGCGGGTCAAATAACCCCATGTCATCTAAGAGTATGAATGTTTCACTCATCGTATGAGTAGCGGCATTAGCCAACGCTAAACTCATAACCATGTCGTCATGCGCCCCTATTCCCTCAAACTTTCCTTTGTCTGTAATAGCAAACATAGATAATTCTTCTATTAAAGTAGAAGTAACTCGACGACTTTCTTCATTAGCGTAAGGTAATATTATCTTACCATTTTCAAAGTTCATTTGTAGACTTAGAATAATCTCTTCTTTCTTTTTCCTAGTGGTGTTAAAGTCGTGAACATTTAAATCTGTAACATTTCTAATCTCTTGTGTAAATGATTTAGCAAATGTATTTGTTTCAAACAATATTGCTTCGGGCTGAAATACTTTACCGATTAATTTCACCTTCTGTATATTCTCTCTAAACTCTACATTCTTAGAACGGTCAATATACACAATAGTTTTGTTATCATTTTCATCAACTTCTAATACAGTAATTACATTATAATCTCCATCAGTAGAAATAGCGGGGTCAATGCCAACATAATATTTGTAGCCCTCTCTACGCATTGGTTTCAAAACATGGTCTTTGCTCTTTGCCGCTTCCAAATATTCGGGATTGAATAGAGAAGTTCCTGTAGATATTGGAACACACATATATTCTCTTGTAAACATTAGAGAGCCGACTTCAGCCTTTCTCGCCATAAGAGCATCATAATCCCATCTATTCGGCCATAGCGGTTCGTTAAGAGCATTAAGACAAGGATATGTTCTAAGAGTATATGCAGGGTTTTCAGCGAGTTGTTGGTAAATATCTGTATAACTAAATGGAGTTCCAATAACTCTTAGAGAAGCAGTATGGTGAAGTGTTGGTATCATGTCACCATAAAACCAATCTGTAACCTTTTGAATTCCTGTCATACTAAACTCTTTCAAAGGGTCGTCAATGATAATCTCTTGAGGGTGAAGTCCACGAATCTGTGAACCGACAGAACGCTCTAAGATTTGATTACCATTAGTAAGTGTGATATTTCCAATTGCCCAACCCTTTGCCGGTTTGTATTTCTTTAACATTGGATGATTGAATAGTTTATCTATATCTCTCATGTGAACCAAAGTCTGTTTTTGGTTAGAAGAAATGTATAGCATTTGATATGGTGGTTCTCTAAACACTAAATTCCATACAACCCAAGCATGCATAAATACTGATTTACCGTGACCTCTTGAACAAATGATAACAGTTCTTTGTGTATCGTTCATCAAATCGTGCCACTCTTCTTGGTGCTTGGCGAACTCCCAACCTAGAACTTGCTGAAAGAAATAAGGAAATGAGTTTTTAGATAATTCCATATCCATTTGATGCTCAAAGTTAAATGCGTCTATATCCATAATCCCACCTACTGATATAGTTCTCTCTTTCTTCTTTGAATAATCTTATTTAGTTCTTCTTTGAGTTCCTTTCCATTTTTATATTTGGTTTCTATTATCTCAACAATTTCACCAAATTTTCTCATAATGTCTTTATGTTCAGCACCCTCTCCCATATAAGCAACCATTTGAATTATGTCTGTTATAGCAAACCAATTCCTTCCTGTTCCTCTATCTAATTTACCTTGCATTTCATATATTGAATTTATAAAAACTTGCATCCATTCTTCCATTTCATTTAATGGAGTAAAACTTTTTTTTAATACCATCTGCCACTTTTTTATTCCATCAGCCGGTTTAATTCCCCAAGCCACATCTTTGCTCTCAACATATTCTGTTATTTTCTTAACTATATTTTCGGGAACAGAATCAAGTAGTTCTTTACTCTTATTTTCTATTTTCCAACCTATGCCCTCACTTGCCGCTATCCATCTTGGTTCGTTTACAAATGTAGCCAGTTGGGGTTTATCGCTAGAAATTTTCTTTTCTCTATAGGGAACTAAATCAGCCATATGACCCTTTGCAGAACCTTTAATGGATTTAGTTCCACCAATCATAATATATTCGGGATGTTCGTTCCACCCTGTAGTGGATATAGTTTTATCATTATCATCAACTCTAATAATCCACTCATTCAAATCATACCAAGAAGGAACCTGCCCCATTCTAGCATAAGGTTCATTTGGGTTATCAGTATTCCACCTTTCTTTCATTTCTTCAAAAGAAAACACTTGGTCTAATACTCTTGGCACAACAAATCACCTAAAATTAGCCTTAATAAAATACACATGCTCGCTATTTATTCCGTATGCCTTACTAATACTGTCGAAAGAGTCAATCTCATTAACGATGCTAACTAGTTCACTAGCCGACATATCTACATTATATTTAGTTTCCATTTTCTGTAGCATAGCATCCACATCATCAAAGTCTTCTTCATTTCTCTTAGCAAAGAATATTTCCTTTCCTTTGAGTATTCTCAAAGAATCGTGTGCTTCTAATATTCTACTGTAAATTGTAGACTTGGCTATCCTATCAACCTGTTTCAAGAACTCTAAAGTTTGCTTATACAATGATTCGTTTTCTGTTTCCAAAACCTTTTGTTTTTCTCTAAGAGTATCTATTAGAATCCTAATTGGTGTCATTTCATCAATGTCATCAATGCCTCTACTCCTAAATGCGTCGGAGGTGTTTAATCCCATAAACTTGTCAAGTATCTTTTTACCCGATGACATTGATTCTAAGCCGCCAAAAATAGATGCTACATCTTTTTTTATTTGTTGCTTTATGCTAGACTTACCCCGATATATTTCACTAAGAGCATTAACAAAACTCTCGGCTTTCTTTTCACTTTGTTTTGGATTTGTGAATATTTCACCGGAGTTTATTGACTTGAGGAAAGGCATAAGTTTTTTCAATCTTCTCGGTTTAATAAATCTACTTTGCGAATCAACAATTTTATCATTCATGGTTCGATAGGCTTGATATTTTTCTCCTGTTATTTGAGTAGAAACTATGATTCTCAAATGGCCATCTTTCGCAAATGGTAGTGCAACTCCTAATGTATTTTTGGAATGTATTGGCTCTAAAAATAATTCACCTACCATTTCCGATATTTCCTTGAAAAGAGTTTTCATATCTTCTGTTATTTCTTTTGAGGCTCTAACCATACCTCTTCTTCCCAATGTGGTTTTCATATACTTTTCATACGCTCTATGTTGAAAACCGGAATCCTTTACTCCTTTACCTGTCATATCCAAGTATGTTGTGAAGTCAAATAGGGTTTTTTCTTCTTCTAATAATTCAGCAAACAAACGCAAAAATTCCTGTATGTTTTCTCTTTTTTCGTTTGCCCTGCTGACTTCCGAACTATACCTTTCCCTTAGTGCAGGTTCTTTGAATATTTCAAAAGGTAAAGAAAAAGTAGTTTCGTCTAATTTGTCTATTGATTTAATTGTGGCCTTTAGTTTATTTAGGGTAGTTTGTGTATCTTCACCGTCTAGTATTTCTTTTACTTCGTCTTTAATGGATAAGAAAAACTCTTCCACCGTTTCTACAAAATTAACATCATTAAAAGTATCAACTATTCCATCCATTTCGTCTTTCAAATACAAAATAGCCAACGGGTCTAAATCTATATCTTCAAGAAGTGGCTTACTTTCAGTATTAGAAATAGTATCTTTAGCAGACATTATATCGCTAATCTCACGCATTTCTTTTTCTTCTCCTGTTTCGGAGTCTTGCACTTTATCATAAATTAATTCTATATCGGTTTCATCGGTTAATGCGCTCAACGCTCTAATTTCTGTGAGAAAGTTTGTTATTAGTTTATCTGCTCTTTCATATACATCTTCTAACTGATAGGTCTTTTTTGTTGAAGCAGATATATAATTTAAAGAGTCTTTATCAAATCCACCTATCAGTTCTACGAATGCTTTAGCGTCTTCGGCCAAAACTTCATCTTTACTTTCTTGTAGTGGCTCAATCAACTTAGTTAATTCTAATATCTTTGCATGTAAGTCTGCAAACTTAGGAGACATATCTTCCCAAAACTGATAGATGTCACCTCTTTTTGATATGTCTTTCAGTTTTTTATTTCCTAATAAGTAAGCAACATCAATATCTACAATTTTAAATTCAAAGAGACTCCTATCTTCATAAGCACCTTCTATTTCATCTATAATCATCCCTACATTTTTAACAATGGTTTCGTCTTCTATTGTGTCTTTTACACCATTAAATTTATTCCTCATAATTTTAGTATCGAATAAGTCTTCGCCATCTTTATCCTTTAGATTTATTGAAGAAGAATCTATGCTTAAATTAGGATTTTCTAAATCTCTTTCTAACAAATTATTTCCGTCAGTTTTCTTAATTGTCCTTATGCCCCTACCTTTCTTGAACAATATCTCATCTTTAAAAACTTCAATTGCTGTCTGTAAGTCGGTGTTATCATCTTCCTCTACTACTCTTCTATCAGCAAGAGTTAGAGTTTTTGCTAGATTTTTCTTAACATACTCAAGAACTTCATTGTTTATATCTCTCTTTACTGCGAACTTAGCACCTTCGGGATATTTTATATTGGCTTTCTTTTTAATTAATTTTTTTAGTTCTTTGTCTCGTTGTTCTAAATTAGAATATTCTCTATATATGTCTAAGAATTCAGCCTTTATTTCTTGCAGGAAGCCTTCAGGGTTGTCTAGGTATTCCATCATTTCTCCTCCTTGAATAGTTTTCCGTCTATCATTTGTCTTAGCAAATTCTCATCGTAGTATAATGTCTTATAGTTCTCCGGCCTATTTGCTATGTCTTCTAATTTCTTCTTTAAAGATTTCTTAAACAACTCTCTTATTTTGTTTAAATCTTCATTGACTTTATTGGCGAGTTCTTCTATGGCTTCTTTAAGAGATTCATTTTCTAGTGAAAGATTCTCTCTAGCAATATCGCCAACTATCTCTTTCAAAGGTTTATCTGCTTCAACAACTATTTCGTTTTCGTCGGCATCTAAGTCTTTCACTTGCACTTTCTTTTTGTATTCAGCCGCAGGGAATAAAAGTTCTGCTGTGTATAGGGCGACAGCAAAGGCTTGAGACTTATCCATTTTTTTAGACAATAAATTTTCTATATTCGTTTTTGATATAACTTTGCCTAATGTTTGGTTTTTAGGCAAGGAAACTAATAATTCATAAAACGCTTTGGCGATTTCGCTAGAAAAATCATCGGCTGTTATTGGTTCTAAGTCTTCTAGTTCATCAATAAATTCACCTAGTTTTTCATCATCTTCATCCCAAGATTCCTCTTCTGTCATTGTCTCTCTTACAAGAGGTTCTAGTGTTTTAATGAAGTTTCCTAACTCTTTATTTGTTGTAATATATTTATTTCCTGCTCTTATCAAATATTTACTCTTATCATCTGTATTTTGAGTATCTAGGTTTTGAGTTCTAAACTTCCCATAAAGGTCTGCAAAGGTATCATCCTCCAAATTTTCTTTGCTGAATAGCCATTTTATCACTTCTGCATCAAACTCTTCAAAGTTTTCATCTCCGACCAATTCATTGTATTCTTTTTCTGTTTCTGCTAATTGTTTATCGTCTAATTGAGACATGCTGATGCCTAGTTTTCTAGCGGCTGTCGCTTTAGCAGAATCTAAAGAATATTTTGCGGTTCTTTTTGATAGTCCTTTACTTGCTTCAAAAAAAGCATCCGAACCGCTAGTAGTTAGCAATTGTTCAAAAAATGGGTGAATTTCTAACTTTCTTGCTCCTCTAGCACCTTTTTGAAACATAAGATTATCAATTTTTTCATTATTTATCTTGAAAAGTAAAGGAGTTTTGTCCAATTGTCGCTTTGCTCTCTTTTCTCCACGAACTTTTATGCCAAATTGCATTTTGCTTGCTCCTAAAACATTCAAATATGTCTCTACTTGTTTTTCTCCGACATTTTCAGCAATCAACTTAGTCAATTCGGCATCTTCCATAGCATATCCGCCAATTTTTGTTTTATTTTGCAGTTTTTCATCTGAACTCACTAATAATTCATATAATTCGGGATAATCAACATAAAAAAGTATTCTTGCTTTACGATTTGCTTTCATTTTAGCGGCTCTTTGTGAATATTCAGCCGGTTTTATGTCTTTTTCTGCTATATCCTTGAATGATTTTTCGCCACCACGAATAATTCTTTTCTTTGTCCTTGCTTCAGCCGTAAATCCTTCTCTAAATGTCAAACGAACACCATCTTTATCAACAAATTTAGATAAAAATTCTTCTTGTTCAATTTTTTTCCTTACGGGGATGTCTACAACCTTACCATAAAGCGTAAGATTTTCTTTTATCTTGTTTTTTGACTTAAATTTGTTGCTATTCGCTGTAAATTTTTTGAAATCCCCTACCTTTTTAGCATAAACTATGCCTTCAATGTTCTCAATTCCAATCACAATCAAGGCTTTATTGAAAATAACACGGTCTTTAAAAAAATCTTGAACACTTACATTACTATCCTTGATACTGTTTTTCAAAATAGTAGTTAATTTTTTTAGATTTTGCTGTCCTATTACCTTTCTTAGTCTATCTTTGCCTCCACCGGACAAATTTTTCCTTTGTTCTTCTAGTGAATTTCTCAAGTCTTGTAGTTGGTTTGAATTTAGCGTTTCTAAATTAGCATATTTGTTTATTTTTTCTATAAAACTTAAAGATTTTATTTCTCTTTCTTCAGGTTTATCTTTACTATAATCTCTTTTAGTGGCCATGTGTTTTTCCATAACCTTTGTGAATCTTTCGTGAACTTCCTCTAGCCTGTCTTTGTATTTTCTGTATGCCTCATTGAAATTCCTACGAAAAATATTTTTAAATTCTGTAACATTTGAGTAAAAATATTCTACTGAACCGGAAGAGGTGGTTTTTCCAAACTTAGACAGAACTTCTCTTTTAGCATCCTTTTTGTTTTCTGTTTTCTTATTAGAAAGCATGTCTTGATAAGTAGAATCACCCATCAAAAAATCCCAAAAGAAAGAAGCAGGAAAAGGAAATACCACTAAACCACCTACTTCATAGCATATCTTTCTATTTCATCTATCGCTGTCTTAACATACTTAGGGGCTGACTTCATACTATCTCTTAGTGTTGCTAAGGCTTGAGCAATCATAGCCTCATCTATATCTTCTTTAATTATATCTTGCCAATTCATTGTAATCACCTAATATGAGCCTTGCCAATCAATGTCTCCTCTATACTCGAATTGGTTTTTATCTTTTTGATTTTTCATATCAATGTAAACTGTAACACTCGAAACATTAAAACTAGGGCTTTCGTATGAGTCGGGCATATGATTATCTAATTTATCTGCATCAAACTCTACATCATATTCAGTTTCGTCTTGCTCAAATGTATCTGTCTCTACAACATAATTAAAGTTTAGACGGACTTTACTCGCATAAGACCCAACACCCTTTACTCCCCAACTTCTAAGTTCAACATCAAATCTTCCGTCTACATATCCAGTTGCATTGTCAATGTATGAGTCATTTTTTTCTTCGGGAGCATTTTCTAAAAAAACACTTAGCATTCTGCCATCTATTTCCCAAGTAATGTCTGCCATTTTTTTAATATCTTCTTTTACTATATCTTTCCAACTCATTGTAATTTCTCCTGCATTCTTTTCTTAATGTCTAACCAAATTTCGGGATTGTTTTCAGCAAGCACTTCTTGGACAATTTGCATCTGTGCAAATATAATTGTGTCCTGTCTCTTATGTATAAGTTTGCCCTTAAACTCCATAAGATATTTTAGCGACTCCCTAACTTCTTTCGCAAGTTTAGTTAGGCTATCTATTTCTCTAGGTTCTAAATCAACTGCACCGAACAAGTCATCTAACTTGCTATCCAGTCTTTGTATGTTATTACTTAGCAAATCAATCTCATTAACTTCTTTCTTTGCTATTATTACTGCGGCTGACTCTTGAACAATCGGTGCTAGATGGTGTTTCATGTGTCGTTGCACTTGTTCCTTTGTAGTGTCTAATGCTTCGGCAATTGCTTCAGCACTTATTTCACCATTGGCTAAGTTTTCTTCGTAGTGCTTTCTCATTGGGTCTGTGCATAATACACACTTAGGATTACTACTATTGACATAATCTCCCATGTGATTTCTTTGGTGTTGTGCCGCAGTTCCACTTCTCCAATCGTGTCTTGAATCTAAATCATCACAAGAAACCTCACCGGCTTCCAACATTCTTTCAAGTTCTTCTCTATCTTCATGTTGGCAAAAGCCACAACGCTTTCTTGTTACCATTTTAAATCACCTCATCACTTGTAGAACTTGAAGGAAATCAAAGGTTCATTATCAAATTCTTCACTATCAATAAAAACACTTTCCGGTTCTAAATCTCCTAAGAATCCATGTTTTACATTTTGGAAATCTATACCTAAAATTTGTATTAGATAGCCCTCCATATTTGTAAATTCAAATGGTTCAAAACCATCTTTAAATTCTACTTTGTGAACTTCTAATGCCATAGCAATAGTTTCGCTACTTCTATCAATATCCAAACTCCATGTAACAAAACATTTCTGTCCATCTTGGTCTTTGTATTTTTTACTATCTTTAGACATTACTCTACATTCAGTCGTCAGTTTATCTTGCTTTTTCAGTTCGTCTTTCCACATTTTAAACACCTAATTTTTTCTCCATACTTTCGACGAACTTTCTTAAAGAGGCAATTAGATTATCTATTTGCCTTATAGGAATATTATCATCAATAAATCTATCTAGTCTTTTATTTTCTTTCTTTTCCATCAAGTCTTCTTTGTAGTCCAAAAGAGACTCTATCATGCTCTCGGCTCTTGTAATTACTGAACCCTTTTCTGCTCTTAGCATGTCTTCGTGCATACTTGACATATTTTGCCTAAAGGCATCAAACTTGTCTTCTTTTAGTATGTTCTTCCACATTTTATCAACTCCATAAATATTCATGCCATGACTTTTGTATATCATCCTGTGGAACTTTTAATCCTTTTAGATTTAGATGTTCGCCCCACGCTAACTTCTTTGATTTACCCTTTCCAACAACCGCTACAATCAGTGATGACATAGCAGTTGCTTGAAAGGGCTTTAATGAAAATGTTTTGATTTGACCCGCAGGTGGTTCTATACCTGCTATCTTTGAAAGTGCTTCTTTACTTGTCTTTTTGTTATCCAATGTAAACTTCATACCCGAAAAAGTGCTTGCCATTTCTACCAACTTAGGTATTCCATTTTCTTTAAACAAGGCTTTTCTTTTTAGCAATCCCAATACATGCTTTCTAACAGGTGGGAAAATTGCCAACTTAGAAGGTAATTTAACTTGTAAGTGCATATTTTCTATTGCTTTATTTGATTCTGCTAAAGCAATCTTCAATATATCTTTTAATCCAACTTTGATTAAATCACCTCTACCAAAAAGTGCTTGAGCCAAAGGTGGATTAGCAGTATTTGGTGTATCGCTATACCATGTCGGAGGTGCTTTCTTTCCATATTTTTTCTTATACCATTCATTTGCATAGTGGCCAAAAACCTTGTCTTTTTCTTTACCTATGGCATTACCATCAGCATCCGACTTTGCAGGAAAATTAAATACAGTATTTCTAGGATTTAATGTGCTTGTTGCTTCTTCAAATCCTTCAATGGCTTCTTGAAATTCTTGTAGTTTTTTTACATGGCTTACTAACAGAATCTTATCTTCTTTGAATTCTTCCATAAATTCTTCTATGTCATCTAATAGAGTAAATGCTCCTGTGCTTCCCCTATTTGGCGACCTATCCCTTCTATATCCGCTAGTTACATGCTCTTTCAATTGTAAATATAGATTAGCAGGGTGAGGCTGTCCACTCTTAGTATCTATTTGTCCAACCTTCTTTCCCTCTCTAGGTTTTCTAATTCTTCTACCTTCACTAAGTAATTTTTTTCTACCTATACCTTCACACTTCTTAACCCAAGCCTCATACTCATCAATAAACTTGAATGAGCCTCTAACTTCAATATCGGTGCTTCCAACCCTAATCACGGACTTTTTCTTTTCGTCTTTTCTTACCACGCTTTCCACCTCCGTATTCTATATTGAATAATTCAGGATTAGCCCCATGACCACCAAAAGAAACGCCTCCGGCTTCTTTTTCAAAAGTATCACTAGTGTTTTCTACAATGTCGTTGAACTCTTCCATGAAACTATTAAATTGTTTTTTCATAGATTTGGCTAATGCTTCCTCATCTAATATTTCATCGTATGGGTCTGTGTGTAAGTAGCCCAAATAGTCACTCAAACCCATAAAATTACCGCTATCAAACTCAAGTAAACCTAATAGAGCCTTATGGTGTTTTTCTAAAGCCCTTTTGAGTTTGACAGCAACCTCCTCAAGTTCTTGGTTGCGCTTCAATACTTCTTCCCAACTCATGTCAAACCCTCTTTAATCATCTAAAGCAATAGACATGATTTTTTCTATCTCTTTTTCGAGTCCTTTTATTGTTCTATTCATTGACTCTCTTTTTTCAGCATCAAAATCTTTACTCATCGTTTGTAATTCCTTGATTGTTTTCTTTAGTTCATCTACTCTTTTCAAAAAGTAACTCATGTCTCTTTTCTCTTGGCCTCTAACCGCTTTGCCCTTTAGTCTTCTTCTTTCCAAAGCCCTTTGCTTTCTTCTGCGAATTCTATCTTTCTCTCGTTCAAAACGACTATCTTCTTTAATTATGTTTTCCCAGTTCATATCAAGCCCTCGCTAAACTTCCAAGTATTCTCTTAATGCTATCCATAGTAGTCTTATGCAATCTATGATATTCTCCGGCAATGTCTTCAAACTCTTCAGCATCAATCATTTCTTCACCTTGATACTGTCTAACAATTTCATCCAACTCTTTCAAAACATCCCTTTGTCTGCCAAAGTTATCAATGGCATTTTGCGTGGTGTTACGCTTTAGAATACTTTGCCATGCCATAATTAACTCTCCATCGCATTCTTATCTTGGAAACCCCTACTAAATCCCTGCTCAAAGTCTATTCGCTTAACTTCTTTAACCGCACTAGTAGTAGGGTCGTCTTTTATTTCTTTAAATCTCATAATAGCCAAATCTACAAAAGATTCTATTCCTTCGGGAGTCAATCGCATTATAGTATCATTTTTTGGACTGTTGCCCCCGAAAAGGTCTACTGTTACAAAGGGCGTATCATCTTCCCCTGTGTCAATAAAAGCAATTTCATATGCCTTATATGAATGAGGGTCTTGTAATTTGCCGTGAGGAATTGACCCTAATCTATCTCCTGCTACCACGCTTAATTCTAAATCGGGTGCAATTTCAGTTCTTGAGTGATAGCCTCTCCTGTCATTATACGGCTTAAACTCAATATCTTGGAATCTAAATTGTTTCTTAAGAATATCTTGCCAAGTCATTTCTTACCCACCTGTCTGCCTTCTCCTGAAAATGGATTATATGGAATATTTCTCGCTTTTCTTCTAGCCCTCATAGGCATTGAGTTAGTTTTATTACCTGCCATTCCAAACCCTACCTTTTTTCCTTTTCTTTGCTTAGTTTTACCCTTTGGTTGTGGTTGTCCAAAACTAGGTGAATCTGTTACATTACCAAACTCTTCTTCTAGTTCTTGCATTTCTGCATCTCTAACCTTTTTAGAACTTCGTCGTTCAACCCCAAGTTTCTTTTTTTGACGGTCATCTATTTTCCTTTCTATTGCTCTCAACCTACCTTCGGTAAAATATGGCTTTTTTAGTATATCTTGCCAAGTCATTTCTTACCACCTGTAACAAAACACTTCTTTGACTTTGCCTCTTTCTCATCAACTTCTTTTGACTTTGCATCAAACCACTTATCGAGATAACTACACCTTGTCATATTATTCACCTTCGGGGCCATAATCTCCTACATATCGAGCAAGTCTTAAAATTTCTTCAGCCACATCTCTAGCCTCAAATTCCAAACCTGCTAATTTATCATAGAACTCTATTATTTTATTCTCATCATAATCTCTATTATCCCTGTTGTAGTCTCTTACTTTTTCAAAGAGTTTTATGTAGTAATCTCTTGCGTCTACAGCCGGATTTTTTTCGTGCATTTCCATTAATTCAAATTTTGTTCTCACTAAACCTCTTATTAATTTAGACCTTGAGTCCATAGACCTTTCTCGTCTATCAATTGCATCTCCTAAATCTTTTCTTATTTCGTCTTTCCATGTCATATTATTCACCTACTGTAATTTTTTCAACATTAGTGCCGCTTTAGAACAAACTTTCCTTAGTAGGTCTGCATCATACATATCTTGTTTACTTGCATCCTCTAAATAATCTATCACATGCTCAAGCCCTTTTTGTTTAATTATATCTTCCCATGTCATATTATTCACCTTTTATTTTAAACGCTTTTTTCAAAAATTTTTCTAGGATTTTTTTCTACCGGCTTCTTTCATTTCATCACGATATTCAAATAGAGTTTCCTGTATTGCTTTTTCTATTGCTTGTGTTATTTTATAAAAGCGATTATTAGGGAATGAAAAACCCACAACAGGGTAGGCTTCAAACTTGTCTGCAAAATAAAGATAGGATTTATGTAATATCTCTCGTATATTTGCATAATCTAAATAATCAACCCCATCAACTATCTCAAAGGGGGTTTTTTCATTAAGATTATAATGTTCTCTACCATCAAAAATAATACTTTTCGCCTCTTCTCGGCTCATTGAACCACCCGCCTTTCTTCTAGCATCTATGTTTTCACTATGCTCACTCGTTTTTTTAACGGTATCTTTCCAATTCATTCAAATTCAACTCTTTTTTCAAAAAATGTGGCGGAATTTTTGTAGCACTAGCGTAAAATTTTTTTTTATAACTATTGTATTTCCAGAATAAAAGTTATACTATTCATTATTAATCATGCTTAGTTATAATCAAATAAACTAGTATTCTTAGTTTCTTTAACTTCACCCTGCATAGTTATTTTATGCTTGGCTTTAACATCTCTAATGTATCTTAGTAGTGTGTTTAACTTAGTTTTAAGCCCTTTTAACTCACTATCCAATTCATCAGTATATTCATTACCCTTAGTTTGAGTTTCTTTAAGTAACTCTCTAAGTTTTTGTGATATTGTATTTAGCCTTGATAATAAGCCAAAGTCAATATCCTTACTAATGCAACAACCTCCTTTGAAGGGTCGTAGTAATATAAGGGTAATAAATGTAGTAGTTTTATGGGTTAATATGTTATACACAGTAGTTAATAGGTCAAAATTAACCATGAATGCTTATATTATTCAAAATTAACAAAGAAAAAAATTTTGGAACAAAGCCATATGGTTGTAGAGCAACCGATTAACAAGCATATGGTTCACTTTGCGGAACCCGCCATATATACTTTACAGGAATGAGTAGTCATGTCACTGAACATAGTATATCAAAGAAGCATAAAAGAGGAGAACGAAGACAGTATTGAGATAAGTTGCTGTAAAGAAGGCAACGAATATTGGGCATATGCCTTAAAAGTCCTTACTTCAATAGCCAACAAGTCAAACACACGGCCACACATCTATTTTGATTGGGGAAAGAGTAGTAAATGCACCATGAGAGTAGCGGGTTCTTGGAATGCCGAAAGCATGAGTAGTTTCCTAAGAAAAGCATCAAGCAAGAGAGCAATCGAAAGCGGTCTTTTCAATGGTCGCAGAACTTGGGTTTTCAATCATAAAACTGAAGAATACGAGCGAGTGAATGAAGAAGATGTAGATGCTTTACCTAGAGATACCTACGCTATGATGGAGTAGATAAATACGGTTAAAAAAACCCTGCAAGGTTTCGGCCTTGTGGGGTTTTACCTTTTTTTGGTCAAGGTTTGGTGCTTACGCTACGCTCTAAATTCATTATATAAATTACATTTATTATATGAATTTACACCAAACCATATGGTTCACTTTCGGAACCCAGAATATATATCTTCCATCAAGGAGTATGTGTCTAGCCGGCATAATAGACAAGAACAGACCGGAGTTAAGCGGCCTATCGGCTTAACACTATGGCCTAATGACGAGAGGAAACTTGGAATAGAGGTAAAGTGGCTAGAAAAACATGGCGATGGATATGAACGCCCGTATCTAACAAATCAAGTGTTTTTTGCAGGACTAGGGGATATAGGCTCTCCCCTAGTCCAAGTTTTTTTATCGAGGTTTGGTGTCGTTATATATTATAACGGTGAATGTGACACCAAACCATATGGTATGCTTTCAATACCCGTTTCATATAGTTGTATAGTAATAGTATGCATGTCAGTAGTACAAAAACCGATTAGGCCTAATATTGAAGATTACCAAATTGATAGTGAAAATGATTGGATTGAAACATTTTGGAGAGATATGGAAACATATAACAATGAAATGAGATTGTGGAATTTTCGCCAACAGTGGTTAAGTGAATATGGAGTAACTGAAGAAATGTGGATTCAAACACCTGTTGAACTTCAGCGAATTATGGTCGAGTTACATCATGAATGTGAGAAGCAAAATCAACTCATGTATGACCTTGAGGAATGGCGTGACTCAATGCCCATTTGAGGCATTAGTCGGTCAAAAAACCTCCCTTGCTTTCGGGCTTGGGAGGTTTTACCTTTTTTTATTGAGGTTTGAGGTCGTTTTAATTAACTTACTAGATAGTAACCTCAAACCATATGGTTCACTTTAGGAACACGAATTATATATTATATCTATATTAGAGGGTAGAAAGAGTGATTAAAATGGTGTGCGAAGAATGTGGAAGAGGATTGAGATATAATACAGAAAGCGGTTTATGTAGTATGTGCATGAATGATTTAATAGACGAGACGCTAGAGCGTTTTATGCAAGAAGAGTATAAGGCAGAAGGCGAAAAGGTGTTTAAATGCCCTAAGTGTAATCGCTTAGACTGTATTCAAGGAGACTTTGTTTTGAATGATTGGGAAGAGTTTAAACCTATACTAAAACCGACAAATACTGATATGTGGTGTCAATATATGTATAAGGGTAAAATGGTTCAAGGTAACACTTTACTGGATGAAATTCAGGAGTTAAGAATGGAATGCAAGTATTGTGGATATGACTTTGACGGCCAAGACGACGAACTTAACAACAACACAGTTATTACTCATGGAGGTGTCTAATAATGATAGTAATAACAGGTTGGGCAGTTTGGGATAATGAGGCATGGAGGACAGATTTTCGGAACATATACCCCACAAAGGAACTTGCTATGGAAGCGGCTAAAAAGCATTATAGTTACTTAGGAGACACAGAAGAAGACTATGGCGACCACATGATAAGTCCGGTTGAAATAACGGTTCATTGAGTTAAACGGTAAAAAAACCCCTTGTTTTTAGGAGCAAGGGGTTTTTACCTTTTTTTTATTGAGGTTTGAGGTCGTTTTATACTTATTACTGTTAGTAACCTCAAACCATATGGTTCACTTTCGGAACTCGGATTATATATCGAACAGGGTGGAGTATGCATGTCGGGAGTCATGAACCGGCAGGGATTGACCGAACACCCTATTGAACGGGGGTAAGGTGCAATGTTCCGAGTAGTTTCGGCTTATGTAATTATGATGCTCTAATGAGTGAGTTTTTACCTCTAAGAAAAAGTCCTTGAACCTCAAAAGGGGAGTTATTACTAGTAACTTGGATAACATTGGCAGTATGGCTCTTAAGAATCAAAGAATCAAGAGAGCGTTCAAAGTGAGTGCGACCCAATCGTATCATACTTGAAGATACCCAACTCTTCATCCCATCCTATTCCAATGGCTATTAGTGGCCATAACACCATTGAGAAACAAAGGCGAAAGTCAAAGTTGAAAATGTAAGGCGGCAGAAAATAGAAAGAGATTGTAAGTTATCTAAATACTAGTTAGTTAGTGACCTCTCATCAAACCTACTAAGCATCACGCATTCCCTTGCTTTGAACGAGTAGCCGGAGTTTCTCACTTTTTTTATCGAGGTTTGGCATCGTTATTATTATGAATTACTTTACCTATGGTAATGCCAAACCATATGGTTCACTTTGAGAACACGGTTCTTATACCGAATCATAGGTAGTAGTCGCTTCAAGGGGTTGAAGTGTAATTATCATTGAGGTGAAAATTATGAATTTGGAAAAACTAGAAACTAATAGAAATAACATACGAACATGGATGAAGGAAAACGAAAGCCCGCTTAATGATGCTTTAGAGGGTCTACTCACAGCATCGGAGTTGGCTAAAACTGATGATGAGGCGGTCAAGTATTGGTCGTCAATTCGTTCACTTTGTGGCAACATGAGTCCTTCTCCTGTTAGAAAAGGTGTGCAATCAAAATACAGTGTCGAGCAATTGGCAGTATTAGACGCTATTGGAACAGAAGTTGATGAGGCTTCTGTCCGCTACCACAACGACGGTATTATGTCTAAGGTATTGTTTTCTCACGGTAAATCCGGTGGAAAAACTATGCTTGCAGAAGTATTTGGTAAGACTATGAGAAATATGACCATCAGCAAACTTAAGAAAAAGTTAGATGCAGGAATATGGGATGGAACTCTAGCCGGTTTAGACTCCTTGACCGAAACAACGGAGGATAATGAGTGATTAACATTTCAACCCCTTGTTGCCCCCACTCCCGATTAGGCCGAATAGTGAAACTACTCTTACAGTGCAGTAAATAAGCACTTCTTAAGAGATTTGAAAAAATAGTTTCACTATTCGGTCTAAGTTTTTTTATTTAGGGTTTGATGCGGCCTTCGGCCTAAATGTTTAAAGAACATTTCATCAAACCATATGGTTCACTTTAAGAACCCGATTGATATATCTATTGGCATGGAGATAACATGCGAAAAATAACACAAGACGCAATAAGAGCATTTGAACAGCATAAGAAATTTAAGCGAAGCAATACCGAAGTTGAAGTAAGTGGAAGCGGATTATTTGCCGAACTAAAACTACATGGGAATACAATCGCCAAAAGTGGAATATTTGAAGGTTTGATGATTTCATCAGCCGGATGGAATACCAACACCACAAAAGAACGCTTAAACGGATTTGATGGAGTTCACATCCATCAAAAAGACTTCACATGGTATTTGAATGGCCGTGAATGGACAGGCGAATGGGTTGATGTTGATGATTTCACCAAACACGGCCATTATTGTCAATTCGTTGGCGGAACATCATTCTAATTATGAACTGATATAGTTTGAGGACTATAACTGCCTTTCTCGACCCTTCGGGGTCGGGATTGGCTTTTTTTGGGGTTGTGAGTAATGTATTTTATAATACTAGGGGAGTATTACTCACAACCATATGGTTCACTTTGAGAACTTGATTCATATACTATTAAGGAAATAGTAGTTGCTTCACGGGGTATGAAGTAAACTTACAAACATCGGAGTGATAAAAAATGATGGAATATAGTAAAATAATTAGCAAAACAGACGATATATTGACTTGGCTTGATGTCAATGATGCAGGTGCTTTGGATAGTGCCATTCGAGGCATCATTGCAGTTGCTAGAGTCGAAGGACAGACAGAAAAACAATACGGTAACTATTGGGGTAGTATTCGCCAAATGTGCGGCAACCTCCCAAACTCACCTATCCGCAAAGGAACTCAACCGTCACTACCTGTCGAAGCACAAGCGGTTGTGGATTCTGTAATGACTCAAGTAACAGATGCTTTTGCGGGTATTACTGAAAACACTGGACTACTTCTTGAAGTTATCCTACCTTTCAGAAATACAACCGGCAAAGGCTTTGAGTCTATGGATGACCTAGCCGCATATATGGCAGGTCGAGCCCGTGATGCATTAATTAAGGCTCATAAAGATGGTCGTTGGGATGGAACTCTTAACGACGGACTAACAGGTATGACCCCTCCTCAACCTGCATCAAAGAAGGAGGCTAGTAAGTAAGGCTAACCGATTACCCCGTGTTGCCCCTCTACTAAATTAATTCAACAAATAGCACCCAAAGGACATTACAACTCATACAGTCAAGAGAGTTCACGACTTCTTATGAGATAGTAAAAAATAAAGTGTCCTTTGGGTGTCTATGCTTTTTTTATGCAGGGTTTGAGGCGTAGAATAATATTCAACAAAAGAATGTGCCTCAAACCATATGGTTCACTTTCGGAACACAATTGATATACGCCTCGACCTATAGATACCATGACGGTAATAGATTGGCATGAGCAAGTAAGAGAATACAAAAAACACTATGATGATGATGATGGGATTCATGAATATATAGAAGGGTTACTCCCTGTATATTTCGGTGACATCAACCAAGTATATCATGATGAGATAGGAACACCTCTCAATATTGAGATTGAACCTCATCATGTCGGCCTTGAGTTTTGGCGAATAATGATAGGTCATATTTTCGAGGAATATGTTGAGAAATTCTTAGAGGCTTGGCATGAAGTAGAGGAGGAAGAGTAAATGATACCGAGATGGAACGACGAAGTTTATCCGGTAATATCTTCCTTAGACGGTTTCAATAATTCAGCAATTGAAGCGATATGTAGCACATACAAAGACGCAAAAAATTATGTTGCTAAATTAGAGAGTAGAGAGGCGTTAAAGGGTCTTGAGTTCGCTATCCTATGCTTCGACATAATAGAATGCGGGGAAATAGTAGACAGTAAAATACTGGAATAAATCACACTCGGTCAAAAAAACCGGCTATCTTTCGGGGTAGTCGGTTTTTACCTTTTTTTCGAGGTTTTGTGCAGTTATTATTTATTTAACCCCTTGACAGTTGCACAAAACCATACCACATTATAACCATAAGCCTTCACTTGGTAGCAACAATTACTACCCAAGATTCCCACACCCTCGATAATATTATTTTCAATTGAGTGTATAAATAATGAAAATAATAATAAAAATATCAATATCATATACTATATAATAGTAAGAAAAACATTATTTTGGGTCAGCAGGAGGAGTGAAAATAAAAGTGAAAATAAAATTCTTGAAGGTAAAGGGGAATAACTGTGAAGTTATTATATAATAAATATATTATTTTATTATTTTATTATTTTCAATACTACTCTCTTTCTTCCCTCCCCTCCTCGATTTTTACTGTCAAGATTCTTGAGGGTTATTTTCCAAAGGATTTTTTTTCTCTCTCGGAAGCAGGGCAAAATAATGAAAATAACAAAATATTAGAGCAGTTGCCCGTTTAGCGTTCAAAATAATCTAAAAATAATCCAAAATAATAACTTGAGTTGGCAAAGTTCATCTAAATCAAAATAGAAATAAAGGCTTTCTTTAAATGTAATTTAAACGGTAGGATAAAACATGGAAGAAGATAAATGGGAAAATATCAAATTAGATGTAGTTGAATACCTAGAATCGGGGGCAGAACTTTCTGTTGGATTGAGGCAAGTAATAGAATTAAACTTGCAGGTTGGAGATAATGACGAAAAGGCTAGAACAGGTGTGCTTAAATCATTGAAAGCGTTGCTAAGTGGTAAGGAAGGAACTCCTTTCCACAAGGGTAACAAGAGCGACCTCCCTGCTAAGGTGAGGGTCAATGTGCAAAAGTTAGGTAAGATAATGCATGGTGCTTCAATGGCATATATGGAATATGACGAATTGATGCAACTCATCACACCACGACATAAAAAATCCGGTGGTGGTTTCTATAAAACTCACAAAGAGTTCGCTAATGCTAATAAGAAGAGACTGATGACGAGGCTCAAAAAAGAATATCGTTTAGGTCTGTGGGATGGAACAATAGATGGTTTATTGCCTCTTGAAGAAGAGTAATGTCACTATAGGTCATTTTTAGCCCGTCGGCATCCATCCGAGTCGGCCTTTATATAGTCAAGGGGAGGGAGGAGGCAATCGGGTCACTCGGTGACTCACCCCCCAACCGTAACTTGAGTAGTGAATCTACTCGACTTACGCTCACGGTTGAATTAGTTTAAAGCAAGGGGCAACAAAGAAGTATATCATTTGATATTACCATGTTTCGGGGGGAACATGCGATGCTTAACTAATTCAACCACCTCACACTCCCCAAATAAAAATGGTGATAAAAATGATAAAAGGAACAATAGAACAAGATGAAATATGGAATGAAATAACAAACACAACCAATGATGTAATAGTCAATGCCGGTGCAGGAACAGGTAAGACTTTCACAATCGTAGAAGGTGCTAATAGAGCAAATGAAGTAAGAAAGGGTTTTCTATGCTTTAACAAATCTATTCAAACCGAACTACAAGAAAGACTACCCGAAGGTGTAGAGGCAAAGACATTTCACGCATTGGGTATGAAAGCAGTTAGAGATGTAGTTGGTAAAACTAAAGTAAACAATTGGAAAGTAAAGAATATCATTGATACTATTCTAGGCCGTGACTATCACGCACAACCACTTGTCAAACTAATTAGTCTAATCAAAGGCTCAATGGTTGATTGCACTAACGAGCGAGAAATCTACAAATTAATTGATGAATATAATATTCAATTTCACGATGACCGAGAAGAAGCACTAGGTGTTAGCGTTGTTTGTCAAATACTTGACGAATGTAAATCAATCACTCATGAAATTGACTTCGATGATATGATTTGGCTACCACTAGTCAATGGTTATCCTCTACCACAATTTGATATTCTATTCGTTGATGAAGCACAAGACTTCAATGAAATGCAAAGACAACTAGTTTTGTCATGCACTAAAAACGGTAGATGTATTATTGTTGGTGACAAGAATCAAGCAATCTATGGCTTTAGAGGAGCAGATAGCGGTAGTATTGCTATCTTCAAGAATCAACTAGAAGCAAGAGGTAAAACTGTTGTAGAGTTTGGTTTGACTCTAACATGGAGATGTCCTAAGTTAGTGGTTGCAGAAGCAAACAGATATGTCAAAGACTTCAATTGTTTAGAAACTGCTGAAACAGGTAATGTTCATGTTAATGCGTATCTAAACCCACAGAAGGGTGACATGGTATTATGCAGATATAATGCACCATTAGTTAGTGCATTCTATGACTTGATTACTCAAGGTAAATCAGCATATATTCTAGGCCGTGACATGCACAAAGGTTTGGTAAACTATGTCAAAAAGATTACCAAGAACGAAGGTATGTCATCCGAGGAATTTTGCGAACTACTTGAAGTAAGTTATAATGCTGAATATGCTAAGTTGCTTAAGGCTGAAAAGCAAAACCAAGCAAACACACTTAGCGATAAATATGAATGTATCAAGATATTTGCTAGTAAGGCAAACTATGTTGGTGGCATTATCAAAGAAATCGAAAAACTGTTTAACAGTAAAACAAGAGGCGATATTAAATTATCAACTGTTCACAAGGCTAAAGGTCTTGAGGCTGATAATGTATTCATCTTAGCAACTGAAAGAATGCCACATCCAAAAGCATCTAATATGCAAGAGGAAAGAAACATTTGTTATGTTGCTATAACAAGGGCTAAGAAAAACCTATATTATTGTGGCCCAAGACCAAAGAATTGAATGGAGGAATAAAAATGGAAACAGAAATAATTAGAGCAAAAAGAAGTTTAGGTGACGGACATTGGGATAAGAAACTCATTGCCAATATGGTAGAGTTATCTAATGCCGACAACTATGAGGAGGCAAAACATGAATGGATTGCTACCGGAGATGTTTGGTGGAGTGGTAATTCTAACGAAAGACCATCATGGGTTAATGACCATGCAGGTAAGTGTCTTTGTGGACATAGAGTTGTCTATCACTTCAAGATAATGAACACCGAAAACGGTAATGAAGAATGTGTCGGTAGTGAACATATTGGTTCGTATCTTATTCTTAGAGAAATCAAAGAAAGAACCGGACTTAAAGAATCCGAGATTACTGATGAGATGATTCAAGAATGGATTAACGAAAGAACACAATCTATGATTCAAACCGCATGGTGGCATACTAATGGTGAACACTTTACTGAAATGTTTGATGCTATCAAAGAGGCTGATTTGAGAATCAATGTTAAGTCTAAAGACCAATATTGGTGTTGGACTGATAAGAAATACAAAATAAGAAGTCGTGTGTTAAAGCGTGGTAGTGGTAAACTCGGTGAAGAGGGTTATCAAATGTCATCTATTGTATGGCGTTGGAGTCATCCAAATAATCCTAAGAATCAACGAACAACTAGAGGCTATCCGAATGATAAACTTTGGAATGACTTAGTTTACTTCCATGCTATGTATCTTGTTGAGCATAAAGTGAGATTAGACGCTGAAGATGCTAGACTCGATAAAGCAACTCAACAACAACATGAAAGAATGGCTAGACAGGAACAAGAGCGTTTAGAAAGACAAGAACGCCAACGACTTAGAGAGCAAGAATGGGAAAGACAACGGGCTGAAAGACAGGCTAAGTATGAACAAGAAGAAAAAGAGCGTAAGGCAAATCTTCTAATCACTAATGCGGATAAACTAACTCAAGAGCGACAACAACTAAACGACCTATCTATGTTTAACAACACAGAAGTTACCGAGTTCAAGAATATGTGCGACTACTATGGCTTACCTGTCTTTGACGGTAACTTCCCTATATCAATATGGGAATCTTCTTTCTTGTTAGACATTAGAAGAAGAATGGCTAGTGGTAGAGAGTTATCACCGAATCAACTACAAACTCTCAAGAATATTTGTAGTGGTGAACCTGCTACATCTAAGCAAGTTCAATACTTAGAAAACTTAGGCTATGAAGGTAGTTTTGACGGTATAACTAAAAGAAAGGCTAGCATCATGATTACCAACAAGAAGCAATACGACACTTTTGAGGGAGAACAATGACACAAAAGAAAGGTAATAAACGACAAACTCGCTCAAAGCCTAAAGAAGACTTGAATAAAGATGCAGAATATCTTGTAGGTCTAATCAAGGAATTTGATAAGTTTCTCGATGAACACTCTCACCATCGAGTGAGAAAGGTTATCGAAGCCTACAAGAAATTCTTTAAGGGTCAATTGTGATTGAATGCTTAATTGGCTCAAGCAGTTCTTTGTTAAAGAGCGTAAAGAGAAAATTCCTAAGTGCTACAAATGTGGGTTAGTAGCATCAACGATGGTGTTTATGGAATTTAAAACAATGGAACTAGAAGAAATAGAAAATAATATTCTAGTTCAACTTTGTAGTCATTGTCATACAGAATTATTTGTTTTGTATGACAAAGACTACATCCCACCAATAATAAATAAAAATGGAGATGAAAATAATGGATGAAGAAATATATAAAATAATAACAGATAGTTACGGGACTGTCTTTGAACCTGCTCCTAGAGAGCAAATAGAAGTGCATAAGAAACATGCAAATGAGGGCATGGATATTGCCCTTCGTCATTTCAAAAGAAACCCAAGTGCAGAAAATTTCAACTTGCTAAAAGTGGCTATGCTAACTTATCAGTATTGGGTGCAAAAGAGGGTGATGCAATGAATATATTTGCACTATCAAAAAGCCCTGTAGAATCAGCACAACAAATGATAAACAAGCATGTAGTAAAAATGCCAACTGAAACTTGTCAAATGCTACATACTAATGCTTTGTTTAAAGAATACACGGATAGATACGGACAAGAACCAACTCTAGCACAACTAAAACAATACCACGAAGATACAGAATCTATCTTAATGAAACCTGCTATGCTTAACCACCCTAGCACTATTTGGGCTAGACAAAACAATGATAATACTATGTGGTTGTTTGAACATGGTATGGCTCTTTGTGAAGAGTATTCACTAAGATACTACAATAAAAGACATGGCACTCACAAAAGACTATTACAAACACCAATAGAATATGATGCAGACAGCAGTTTAGCGACACCCGTAACCATTGCTATGTTTGATAGTTATAGAATACCAAATGAGTATGGAGAACATTGTTGGGAATATGTAGTTGATTCTTATAGACACTACTACCTTGAAGGTAAGTGGAGATTCGCACAGTGGACTAAAAGAGAAGAACCTAGTTGGTGGCCTAAAAATCATGCCATCAATAAGGGCAATGAAATAATCATAGATTACAACGAAAGATTCGGTGCTAACATAAAACTGTTGGAGGTAAAATAATGGAATGTGAAAAATGTAATGGAACAGGATGGGTAGATAGTTGGAGTATAGGTCACGATGTAATGTTGAAAGAACAATGTTATGATTGTATGGCCCACGAAAGAGATAAAGTTCAACTTGGTATGGAAATATCTAAACTACTATCTACTCTTAGTAGAGAGAGACTCGCAATAAATTTAGCCCAACTATTAGTAGAGTTGTCGGACAAACACTACGACTTAACTAAACTCGATGAACTAGTTGCGGCTAAAGATAAAGAAGGAATAATGATGGAAATAAAATATATGATGTGATAAAATGAAAAAGAATGTAGAATTTAGTATAGTGCAAGATTTAGAGTTACCCCCGTTGGTAATCTCGATGAATGAATATGATGTTCCTAAAGTTATGTTGAATACTCAACATAAAATATGGTTGTCTTTAAATAGACGATTAATCTTAGGAATCTTTGAAGCCCTGCCGGAAAAACTAGATATGATTTTAGACGGTTATCTTAGGGAACAAAGAATGTATGAAATTGATGACAATAACATGCAAAAGCAAATTAACGGTAGAGGTGAAGAATAAATTGGTAAATGATTTATTTTCATTCACTCGAAGCCGGAATGAAATTAGGCTCGCTTTAAATAGTGATTAAAATAAAATAAATAGGAGAGAAAAATATGTGGAAAGGAATTTTGAAAGTAGCATTTTGGGGAACGGTAGGACTATCAACTGGCTTGGTCGGACTAGCGTTACTAGCACAAGACGACGACTTAGGTAGTGGTCGTTTAGAATAAAAAAATAAAAAAAAGGAGATGAAAAATATGGTAAAAGTAAGAATATTGAACGAAACAGGACATACGGAACTTCAACTAGAAGTTCAAGAGGTTATTGAGCAAATTGACACACACCCTACACATTGGGTTTTCGTTGATGGTGAAATGGTTAGCCGTGAATCTATCAATGAAATCAATTGGGATGCAGTAGACAGCGTTGATTTGACCCCTGCTATCGTAGGCGGCTGAATTAGTATCTACTGATTCTTCTCAATAATGATGGAAGAGGGGAGAAGGGGTTATTACACTCCTTCTCCCCGTTTGTGGTGTGAAGATAGATTATGAGGACTTCATTGAATCCTCTTTCACCATAATAAATGGTTGGGATTACAAGGTTGAATCGTGGATTATAGATAGATTTGAAATGGTTGTTTCAAGTAGAAGTCAAAAATCCATGATAAAATTTTCAGTAAGTCAATTATTAGACAACATATTATGGGGAGTCCCTATAGCAGTTAATCGAGGTTTTTATGAATGGAAGATTGAGAATCTTCCTCTTAGATTAGAAGCAATGAAATTCCATAGAGAAAATTGTAGTGGTCATGACAATTGTAAAATGTGTAAGTTAGAAAAACAATGGAGTGAATTTAATGAAAGAACAAGACCCGAACTATGTTAGTAGCCATAGAGCGTATAAGAAAAGAATTGCTACTAGATGCCGTGTATGCGGTGGGCAACTATTATTGCCCGAAGAAATTAAATTAGAAAGGCACAAGAAATGTGTGCCGAAATCAGATTCAAAAATATATATGATGTGATAAGAATGAAGAAAATAGAAATTGAAATAAGAAAGCCGGATGATGGAGCCAATTATTATACGACTTATGTAAAGTCCGACCTGCTACGCTACAGTAGAAATAAAACTGTAAACCCTGATAGGTCAGCAAAAGACCCTTTACATGGAGCGTTAAAGACTATGTTCAAAAACATACTAAAACAACCTAGAACGAATAGATGGGGTTACACTAACAAACTAAACTATTTTGGTGAAGGTGATTTTAGTGGAGTATTTTGGATAAAAGAATGTCCAATTGCCCTATCAAGAACCAATGGTAAATTTAGAATAAATGGTAAAGCAGAAAGTATGGAAACTATCGCCAATGCTTTTGCTAGAGTTGCATTCAAATCTTGCTTTAGTGATGATAATTCTCAACTAATGCAGACCTTATTTACTTCTCTAAGTCTTAGTGAAGATATTAAATATGTATTAGAAAATAGAGTTCCTTATCATTACTTTAGAGATTTTGAAAAGCAAGAAGTTAGACTTAATGTTGCTCAAATAGGTGACAAGGAGTTTGCTATTGAAATTGGTGATGGGGTGTGGGGTAATATCTCAATGAAAGATTTACAGTCATTTTGTAACTACTATATTCATGGTAAGAAGAATAGTAAGTTTAGAAGAATGGGCCTAAAAAGACTATACGAAGCACTAGTCGGTAGAGAACCACTAGACTCGGACATTAAAGTTATGAGGGAGTTTCTAGCACAAAACAGAACCGAAGACCTTATTGAGAATAGAGCCAAAGAACTGTTAAGAGACATCACTAAACAATATCCTAATAGAATTAAACTAATAGAAGATGAAAACAACGAACCGGAAACAATGTATATTGCAGGTAATGAATACGATTGGAAACTATCTAATAGCAAATACAAGAGCGACATACAAATGGTATCTACTTTTGTTAGACAGAAGCGAGATATTATTGTTGATGATGAAACCACTAAAGAAGAGTGGTATTGGAGTGGGCCAATATGTATAGATAATATGGCTAGAGGTTCTTCACTAGGCGACCAATTCGCAACTAGGGCATTTGCTCTACTTAATGATAATATGACAGTAGCAAGAGTTAGCACAATTAAAGGCTACTTAAAATACAAACCAAATGAAAATGAAAGAGTGGATATAAATGAAATGCATGGAGTGTAATGGAACACAATTTGAAATGGATGAAAGAATGGGCGAACTATCTTGTATAGATTGCGGCTACATAGCAGTAACAGAACTGTTTGAACAAACAACCTTGCCTGTTAATAAAGATGGTGAGTTTATTCATTCTGCTGATAAGTTATTGGGGTCAAGAACAAACCACAACGAAAAGGCGTGGCTTAGAAATTCTAATCACCATTTAGAGAAAGGGCTTAGAATGTGCAATATGTTATTGGCTACATTGATGCCTAATCATCCATTAAAGGATAGAGTAGAAGAGTGTTATATCTCTCTTTATAGAAGTAACACTCTTACTACTTTAGGTGTTGAAGAAAAGGCAACTGCTGTTGTATATTATGTTCTAAGAGAAAACAGAACACCTGTATCTCTTAAAGAGTTAAGGCAAGAGTTTTCTTGTAATACTAGAACATTAAATCAAGCAATAAAAAGAATCAACAAGCATTTCAATAATGTAAATGCCTATACTAAGATTGACCCGCATTATATGTTAAAGACGGTTACAAGTAAAATTACTGATGACTTAACATTTGCATCTAAATGTCAAGATGTGTTAGAATTATTTGAGCCTCTAACACAAAATGTAGATTGTGTAAAAGGCACAGTATATTATTCTAGTATTTGTTGGATTGCCAAGAATATTTACTTGCATCCAATAAAACAGAAAGAGATTGCAGAAAAGGCTAATGTGTCTTTATCTTCAATTAAACTAACCACAAAGAAACTGTTGGCTTTGATTGGTTATGAAAAATGCTCTCAAGTGAGAGGTAAACAGATAAATGAATTAAGGAGAAATTAAAATGATAAATGAAGAATGGATTGAATATTATGTATATTTAGAAGAATTACGGCAAAGTGGAGAAACCAATATGTTTGGTGCTACTCCGTATTTGAGAGAAGAATTTGGCTTAGGCCGAAGAGAAGCAATAAAGATTCTAAGTAGTTGGATGGATAACTACGAAGAACTAGTAGAAAAAGGAATAATAAATAGAGGTGACTAAGTATGAAGGATGAATTACAATATCCAACATTAGCAATACAGTTAGTAAATCCACAGGGCATGCCTTATGATATGCCGGATGATTGGATGGAAACCGTTATTTCTATTGCGGCTATGATTAATGCCAAGTATAAGATTGGCGTTGATACAGTCTATGGAACAGCATCAAGAGAAGGATTTGAGATATTAAGTGAAGAATGTGGACAGGTGGAATAAAAATGAAAAGAAAAATATTAGTAATTGGAGCAGGTGGAATAGGAAGTTATCTTATTTCATTTTTGAATAACTTAGACTTGTATGAGATACAAGTGAATGACGATGATAAAGTAGAGACAAAGAATCTAACATATCAAAACTTCAATAGTGGCGATGTTGGTTTCCATAAAGTCAATAGAATGAAGAATAAGTTTGGAGATACTGTAAAGGTAGCAAGCCCCTATCCTATCTTAACACCCAATCAACTTGAAGGATTTGACCTAGTAGTTTGTTGTGTAGATAACTTAGGCACTAGAAGAATGCTTTACAATTCAAATGTAAAGTGGCTAGACCTGCGTTCTCAAGGTAGAAATGCGGCCTATGTTTCTTATCAAGCAGACCCATCAATGTATGATAGTTTGCTAGCAGGTAAGGAAGGTTCGTTTAGTTGTCAAGGAGAATCATGGGATGGTTCTCAAGAAGGAATACATTTCATGCACATGGCTATTGCAGGTATGGGCGCACAATGGATTCAAAGATGGTTTAATGGTGAAAGTGTAAACTCTTTTGCCGTAGTAAATGTATGAGGTGATAAAATGGTAGATATAGAAATAGAAAAATTAGAAGATGCTAGAGTTAGAGCAGAACAACACATACTGAATGTGTGGGCTGAAGAAGGTATGTTAGAGTTAAATGCTATTGGTGTTGATTGGAATAATAAACATAAAGTAGATATGACTTCATATAAAGATAAAAGATTCTTTAATGCTATTTGGCATGCTTCCACAGAAATACTACCTGCCTTAGAAGTGCAAGTGGTTATTGATGGTAAGAATGATTGTTATGTTACAACTGGTTCATCCGGCTATGTTGAGTTTGGTATGCAACCTCCTGTTGGTATGAGTTTACCGATTAAGTGTTGGATTCACACTCACCCATTCGGTGCGGCTTATTTTAGTGGTGTTGATTGGGGAACAGTAAATGTATGGAAGTCATTAATGCACGAAGCCTATGTATTGGGCGGTGTAGAACACTATGGTTATTGGCATAATTCAAAGCCGGACTTATTAATGATTAGATACTTGGATGAAAATGGATTAGAGACTTTTAGAGGTCAAGTGCAGAATAGAGGTGAAGAAGAATGAAAGCAGTAGGAAAATGGGTATTAGTAGAAAAAGTAAATGAAAAGAGTGGGGCAATCATATCTAAAGTAGATAACAAAGGCGTAGTTGTAGACTGTCGCTGTGATAAAAACTTGAGAGATAAGATTGTCTACTTTAATGAAAGAAAAGATTATGTTAAAGTGAACGACTTTATTGCAGTTCACTATGATGATATATTGGCGGTGGAATAATGATAATACATGGCAATGAAGTAAAAGAAAAGTTATTACAAGGAATAGACATAGTAGCGAATACAGTAAAGCCCACACTTGGGCCACAAGCGAGAACAGTAATATTACAAGGTAATCCTCCGGTAGTAATTAACGACGGAGTTACAATTACTAGGTATATTAGTCACGAAGACCCTTATGTTCAAATGGGCATTCAGTTAGTGCAGAATCTAGCAAGTAAAGCACAAGAAGGTAGTGGTGATGGAACTACCACCGCTTGTATTCTTGCTCAAGCACTATGTCATAATATGTTAGATGCACCGGAAATGAATGTTCATCAGTTTAATAGTTTGATTAATACTTTGAAAGAAAAGACAACCTTTCATTTAGACCAAGCATCGGAAGAAGTCGAGGATATAGATATACTTGGAGTAGCAACCATAGCGGCAAACAACGATAACAAACTAGGTATGTTAATTGCTGATGCAATAAACAAAGTTGGCCGTGATGGTATTATTACTGTGGAAGAATCTAAAACACACAATACTGATATTGTTGTTAGGGAAGGTTTAGAGATTGATGAAGGCTACATGAGTCACCTTATGGCTAATAGCGAGGATGGTAAATGCACATTCAGCAACCCACTAATCTTCTTATCTAATTTAGCGATTAGAAACTTTAGTGAGATACTACCTATGATGGAACATGCGGCAAATAACAAACAACCTCTAGTTATATTCTGTAAAGGGATGGATGGTAATGCTATGAATAATGTAGTTATGAATCTATTACAGAAGACAATAGAAATTGCTGTAGTTACCGCACCTAACTTTGGTGATGCTCAATTAGATGAGTTAGCCGATATTGCAGGTGTTGTTGGTGGAACTCTTTACACAGATGAAAGCAAAGATGACCCTAAAGAATTACATGCACATACTTTCGGAACTTGTGATAGTATTACTATTACTAAAGATAAAACAATTTTTGTGGGGGGTAACAGACCACTAACAGAAAATAGAATAGCGACACTAAAAGGAACTTATGAAGATAGTCAAGACGAATATGATAAACTTAGACTTAAGAAAAGAATAGCAAGACTTAGTGGTGGCGTTGCTACCATTAGAGTTGGTGCTTCTTCATCTATTGAAATGAGAGAAAAGAAAGAAAGGTTAGACGATGCTCTTAACGCTACAAAGGCCGCACTAGAAGAAGGTATTATTGTTGGTGGTGGATTAACTCTAGCGAGAGCCGCCAAACAAGCAACAAAGACAATGAAGAATGCTAAGTGGTTTGAGTTAGCCATGCAAGAACCTATCAAAGTATTACAAAGAAATAGTGGTATAAATACACCAACTGTTAATTTTGGTAAAAAGAACATAGGTTTCAATGCACTTACAGGTAAGACCCAAGACTTGAAAGCGGCAGGTATTTTCGACCCTGTTAAAGTTACTAAAAATAGTTTCTTAGCGGCTATGTCTATCGCACAACTTTTCTACTCTACTGATGTAGCGGTTTTGTTACCGGAGGAATAGAGTTGAAATGTCCGACTTGTTGGAGAAACATGCAAGGATATTACGCTAGAAGATTTGGTAAGTGTAAATATTGTTTGGAGAGTAGAAAGAAATGATAACAGCAGATGATTGGAAAGGAGAATATAGAGATATTAAATATGAAATATCGGCAGAAAATAAAGTTAGTAAACCTTTTTTAAAGGTTCTATTCTATGTTTATGATATAGAAATGGATGAATACTTACCTGCTGATGACGAAGATATTGCTCATCATGGTTATAGTTATACTCTAAAACAAGCACACCAAGTTGCTAGAAGTCTTATAGATGAAAAGTTAGGTGAATACTAATGAAGAAAAGAGCAGTAACAGTAACATTACCTGCGCCACACAAAGCGCAGATTAAATGCCCTATTTGTAAAGGTAACAAATGTGTTGTTTGTAAGATGACAGGCAACTTAGCAATAGATGTTGCACCAAAGATACCAATACAAAGAGCGCACATTATCAAATATGTTATGGAGAACATGCAAGATGTTTCTCAAGAACTAACTAGAATGTATGGCTTAGTGCCGGAGATAGGAACTAAAGAAGTAGTTGTTGTCAATGAGGGTCAGTATGAGATAGTCCAAGTATCATCTTTAGGTGGTGCTTGTTGGGTAGTAAATAGATTAGATGAATTAGAAACTCCACGATATTTTACTGCTTTGAAAGACTTAAAGAAATTTAAAGAGGGGTGGATGAGTTGAGTGATTTAGAAACAAAGGGAACAATAGCCCGTAACGCAACTGATGAGATATTAGTGAAGCGTGGAAACTATTGGAACATTGAAGTCTTTGATGTTCGTTGGTATAGTAATGATAAACCAACAAGAAAAGGTATTCGTATGAATATTGAAGAGGCTAAATTATTATTAAAAATATTGGAGAGAGAATTAGAATGACGAAAATAATTAGTGATGTGCAAATAAAGAAATTAATGAGGGCGTATAACCCTAAAAGAGAATGGTCGGAAGGTTGTGTAGAACAACTTAGACAAAACTCTTGGCAGTTAATCAATTTCATGTTAAGTGAGATTGAAACAAACATGGAAGGAAATAAAAGAGTTCAATCGCAGGATATTGTTAATGCTTACAATTTTATTGCTAATGCAATAATGTTGGCTAAACAACCTGTATTAAGACATTTCATAGGAGAGGAAGAATAATGTTCAAGTATGTTAGAATTTGGCAGAATGATAAGAAGTTAGACGAATGGGCTAAGAAGGTTAGAAAAGAAATCAAGAACGAAAGATTGCTAGAAGCCTTTGAGGTAGATTTTAGTCAAATCAAAAGGACTAATGAATTTACAAGAGCATCCTTTGTTATGTATTGGGAAATACAAACTAATAGCCAACTGGCTACACTTGCACCACCTTTGGTTCAAGCCACTTTAGTATCTATGACTAATAGATTAGTAGAGATGGAAAGAATGGATGAAGCGCAAGTAGTTAATGCTATGATGATTAACTTTACTAGAGTATTAGGAATAATCAATAGTGGTGCTAACGATGAAGAAGAGTGAATGGATTTACTTAGCAAATGCTATGTGGGCATACTCGGATAAACATGAAGGTGAAATATCCCGCCTTCTAAAAGAAGTGGTAATTAAAATTAATAAAAATATGGAGATGATTATAGATGATAGATTGGAAAATGATGAGCCGGTTGTTAGAATCCACGAAGGGAAAGACACCAACAAAACAAGTAAAATTGATAGCAACAGAACTAGATAAGTTCGATACACATAAGAGCGCAGTAATACAATTACTTGCTAGAGAATATCCTAACAATAACATTGGTTTGGCTAAGGCTAAGTCTTGGCTTGCTAAGATGTTTGATTGTTTTGATGATGAGATAGAAAGCCTATTCGCTATTGATGATGAATTGGGAGAGGCTATCTATATGTTAGATACAAGTGCAGAAACAGAACGAAACATAAGTATAACTTCTGTCTTAAGAGTTTTAGAAACTAATTGTGGTGCTGTAGACGATTCTTCTTATCTCTTAGTTAAAGATGTATTATCAAATATGTCAGCATTAGAAAGAAGGTGGTTTGTTAGATATTGGATTCGTTCCCCTACTAATGGAATAGACGAAGGAGTAGTTAAGAAAGTATTAGCAAAACATTACGATAAGAAACTAAGTGAAGTTAAGAAACATGCTAACTTCAATACCTTGTATAATGTTACCATGTATTATGAAATGAAAGAAGACCCTCCGTGTAATTTATCACATGGTTCTTTTGTAAAACCAATGCTAGCAAAGGAAGTTCTTATGAATAAGTGGCCGGAAAATAAGATAGTAGATTACAAGTATGATGGTAACAGATACCAAATACACAAACAAGGAGATAATGTAATTATTTTTAATCGTAAAGGCTCTATCGTTACTCCACAGTTTCAAGATGTCGTAGAGACAGTTAGACAGTATGAAGTAGATTGTATTCTTGATGGTGAGATATATCCAATTAAGGATGATGGTTCACCTGCTGAACATAAACTAATGGGAACAAGAGTTCATTCTAAAGACCACGCAGAAGCAAGAGAGAGGGTTAAAGTCAAGTGGGTTATATTTGATTGCCTTAAAATCGGTAATGAAACTATAATGGACTTATCTTATAGCGATAGATTAGGTAAGTTTTCGCAACTCCCCGACCAAGCACATAGAATGGAAGAGGGCGGTGATGTTCTAGCATTCTATAATAGAGCGATTAACGATGGTTTTGAGGGCATTATTGTCAAAGATACTAATTTACCCTATGAGGCAGGTAAAAGAAGCGCAGGATGGGCTAAATACAAGCCTCCTCGCATTGAATTAGATGTGGCTATTACTACTGCTAAATATGGCGAAGGCTCAAGAGCAAATGTGTTTGGAACTTTTGGTATTTCTGTAAAGAGTGATAGTGGTTTCAAATCAGTAGGTTCTATCGGAACGGGCTTTAGTGATGCTGATTTAGTTTGGCTAACTAATGAACTTAGAAAGAATGTAGAGACTTACAACAATGGCACATACAATTTATTACCGAGAGTTGTCTTAGAAGTATCAGCAGACTTAGTTACTCAAGATGCAAAGGGCAACTATGGATTAAGATTCCCACGATGTAAAAGAATACGGCATGATAAGTTTGTTGCTGATATAAATACAATAGAAGATGTGGAGAGACTACTATGAACAGGCCTAAAGAAGTAAAAAGACTAGTTGCTAAATATGGAATAGCATCTATATTCACCTTTGCCACATATTCCGATATTGGTGAAGAAGAGTTGTTTATTTTAACTAAGGGATTGTTTGTGGCTCTAAGAGTAAACTCGGATGTAGAACTAGTGAAAGACTTTGAAAAGAACATGGTTATTATAGAAAGTGAAGAACCGGAGGATGTTGCTAGAATATTCAATAGAGAAGAAAATATTAACTTGAATATAGTATTAGGTGGCTCTTTTAAGAAACATGAAGATTTTATTAGATATTTACTACACGAAGGACTAGAATACATGAAAGTAGATAGCGAATATGTTGGATTTTGTGAGGTAGAATCCGATGTTTAGTAGAGATAACTTGACAGGAATATTCTTATCTATTGCTAATACAGAAATAATAGTAGAAAGAAACAACTCTCTACAGATAGGATATAGAGTTAAACTAAAAATAAGTATTAGAGGAACAGAAAAGTTCCTAAATGCTTTACAAAGAAGCCTCCTTCAGCACGAAATAAGTAGTAAATTATTTCTTGAAGAGAGCAAAAAAAGACCTAGACCTATATTGAAAATAGGCGGTATCAAGAACATAGTGTATATTTTACAGAACTTCTGTAAATCCCTACCCGATGCAAAAGGAGAAATGGATTCCTTTAGAAAAGCAACTAGAATAGTTGCAGAAGGCAGACATTTACAACTAGAAGGATTAGAAGAATTATTTAAATTAAAGGAGTTGATGTAGTGGGATTAACCACAATGAATAAAAATAGACCAATAATAATTACAGGAAAGACAGGAACAGGAAAGACGACTAAAGCAAAAGAGATGCTTCCAGATGCTACGATGTTATTTGCGAATGAAATTGAAATAGACGCAAATTCACTTAATGTTGAAAATGGACTTATTATAGAAGATATACATTACAATGCACAGAAAGATGCTATATTGAATATAATTAGACGGTATAGAGGAGAGTTGATTATGACTTCCCTCAATGAAAAGAACATTCCAAAAGAAATCAAGGCTTTGTGTAAAATAAAAAGAGCAGGTTCAACCAAGCACTTATATGATTCAATACTAAATATTGCTCCAAGAAGTGAAGAACCATTCTCATTGCAGAAAGATACTTTTAGTCTTGTAAGTTATTTCTTGAAGGAAACTGATAGAGACTTAGTTTGTAAAGTATTGAAGGTGAACAAGCCTTCCGATACTCAACTTATGAATTGGCTGTGTGTAAACTCAAACCCCAATAAGTTATTATTTATTGATGGTAGAGTTAGAAGAAGATGGTCGCAGGACTACTTCTATGAAATGCTTGCTTATGTCTATGATGGTAGATTCTATGGAAGAATGAATATGCCGATTAGGAAGCAGTATTCTAAAGTTCCTTCGTTGTTAAGGCGACTAGGAATAAAGAATGCTGATAAGAGAATTTTCAAACAATTAACTAAGGATGAAGAGTTTGTGAAGTTTGCCAAAAGCAAACTAAATAATAGTGAGTGCCGCCTTTTAGGTTTAGGTGAGAAGCGGGTTCGTAAATCGAAACCCG